AATCTATTAATCAATTCTTTAATAAGCAAAATGCTAAATTACAATCTATAAAAGATAAACAAAATATTCTTAGACAAACAAAACAACAGTTCTTAATTTCTCGCAAGAGAAAGAATAGAGTTGATGATTATATTAATAAAACATGTCGATATATTATTAACTATTGCTTAATTAATGATATTGGTACTTTAGTTATTGGATATAATCAATCATTTCAATATAAACCTAACTTAGGCAAGAAGAATAATCAAATTTTTACTCAATTGCCATTTGGCAGAGTTCGAGAAAAATTAGAATACTTATGTAGGCGATATAATATAAATTATATCTTACAAGAAGAATCTTATACTTCTAAGGCTAGTTTTTTTGATAATGATGATCTTCCTATTTATAACATGGATAATCCACAAACATATGAGTTTAGTGGCAAACGTATTAAAAGAGGTTTATACCAAACTAAAAACGGTTATCTTTTTAATGCAGATTGTAATGGAGCATTAAATATTCTTCGTAAAAGTAGTGCTGTAGATCTTAGTATCTTATGCAGTAGGGGCGAACTGGACACGCCTAAAAGAATAAGGATCTATTAGATCAAACTTCTTAATAAAGGAATTTTATATTCCTTTTAGAACCATGTGACTTTAGTCATATGAGGTTCAGAGCAATGCTAATTATGTTGATTATCTTGATGAAGCTATCGATATCGAATTTACGACAGGCGAAATTAAAGATAAGCCATTTAATTCTTTATTGCCAGTCGATAAGAAATATATTGCTTTGTATATGTTAAGCGATAAACTTAAAAATAAAATTGCTGGCAATTATATTGTCGGTGGTTCTAAAAAGTTTACTAACTTCGAATATATCGGTAATTACAAATTTAAATCAGTTGAGTCTGGCCGACCATATATCAACTATGTTAATAAGATTGAAAAAGGTAATTTATACTAATGAAGATAGATATTAATCAAATTAAAAAGCTCTCCAAAAAATCTGGGAGAGCCTTTTTTAATTTCGATAAAAAATATAAAGATTTAACGGCCAAGGTATTTACAGATTTTAATACATTTATCTTATTAGATCTGTATAGTACAGGCTCTAAATCTTACAACAAAAAAATAAAAGACACATTAGAATACTATGAAAAGAATTATAATACTGATTTTCGTATCGAATTACGAGAAAGTACAAAAACATCGACAAATAGTTTAATCGGCCTTACGTCTGTAATGCATAGATTCTATGCTGAAACAAAAAATAAATTTTATGTTTTATTTTTAATCGATGGCATAGAAGAAAGTATTATTTTAGAATATAAAAAGAATTTTTCTCGAGTTGATTATATTCATGAGAATAAAAAAATACTTGTTTCTAACTATATTAAATTTTTAAATAAGAACTCCAAAGGTTTATTCTTTAACGAAAATTTGGTCGATTTATTTTTCGACACAGAAGAAGCATTAGGCTGTTCTTCTATTAAAGAAAATGAAGAACTTGGTTTTACGATCTTCAATTTTCCATCTACTACTTGTTATTCTGATAGTGTTAACGATATAGTTCAAAAAGCTGATGACGGCGACAATCCTGATTATATTCATGAAGGTATGTCTATTAACGACTTCATTTGTAATAATATTAATGAATTATCGGCTACTGTAAACGATTCAACTAATATTACATTCGATCCGAGTAAGGGCTTCGATAAAGAAGTACAAGCATTAAGTGATTATCTCGGCTATAAACGAGATTTTAATTTATTCACTAATCAAAAGAATATCATTAACGCTATGCACCGACATCTCAAAAAAGAAAAAGCCGGTTTCTTGATTTCTCAACCAGGTACTGGTAAAACTAGCATGGCTATTAGTATTGCTAGTCTATGGAAAAATGGTTCAAATAAAAATGTATTCGTTGTGTGCCCGACTCATTTAATTAAAAAATGGAGTAAAGATATTAATATCTTAGCTCCTAATGCTAAAATATATGAGTGCAATAGCACTAAAGAATATATCGAGCAAATTGAACCTGAAATTACTAAACGATTATCGACTAATTATATTCTAGTTAATCCTAATTGCATTAAACAATCCGTGATTAAAACTAGAACGACTAGTATCGATTGTTTACGCCATACTAAGAATGTAAAAAGTAAAGGCAAAGAAAATGCTTCTGTTCGTAACGATCGCGGAAATGAACACACATACTTTCATTATCTAGAATATTTTTCTAGAAGTATTCATAAAAAAGGTGAAAAAGAAGAGCTTATTTGTTACAAAGATTTTTTAGCTGGACAAAAAATAAAAGCTTGTTCTTCTTTAATCGATAGCAAGAAAATTGATAGCAAAAATACTCAGTCATATAAAGTTTATAATTATGTCGAAGATCTCGATATTAAAGAGCAAGAAGCTTCTAATTTTGCAAGCCTAGATTGGTATATCCAACGTAAGGGTCGTCATAATGTCGATATGTTAATTGTCGACGAAATGCACGAATTCTTAACCGGTAGTGCTCAAGGTCATGGTGCACAACGACTTGCTTCTTGTGCTAAAAAGATATTGGGTTTAACTGGTACACTATTTAATGGCTATGCCGAAAATCTTTACAATATGTTCTTATATTTCTATCCTGAAAAAATTAAAAATGAATATCAAGAATATATGAAACAAGATCCTGAATTTCGTGGCGGCATGAAAAAGCAATTTAAAGATCGTTATAGTTATAAAGAAGTTGAATATACTCCTTATGATTGGCATACTCATAGAATTGAAGATGCTGCCGATTACGTAAAAATTAGTCATAACTGGGGCCGATATTTAGATCTTCAATTTATCGAAAAAGATAGACCAGATGTTTTTAATGTTAACGTTGAATGTACGATTAAAACGAAAGATGCTCCTGGTATCAATCCTAATATCTTTATTAAGCTATTAAGTAATTGTTGTGTATTTATGTCGATGGACGATGTTAGTTCTGAACTCCCAGCTTATAATGAATCTATTATTAAATGTGAGTTAAATAAAGAAAATCTTGAAGCTTATAATAATTTAATCGGTAATTTATCTAACGCTATTGTCCCGGCTCGATATAAACATCAAGAGATTAAAAAGCTCGCAGCTTGGAGCGATAATCCATGTTTCATTGCTGACGATTATATCGAATATCGTGGCACCGGTATTCGCGATAATCATAAACTTGACGAATTAATGAAGATCATTAACCATCATGATCAGGAATGTGTTCTAGTATACACTTATTATGATACGAATAACGATATTAATAGTATTATCTATGATCGTTTGCAACAGGAAGGTATTAAAACTGCCATTCTAAAGAGCTCGACTTCTGCGATGAAACGAATCGAATGGTTCGAAAAGAAAAAAGAAGAAGGCGTTCGTGTCGTAATTTGTAACCCTGGTATGGTCGATACTGGTTTAGACTTGCTTGATTTTACGACGATCGTATTCTATGAGCTCGACCAAAACTTCTTTACGATGCGTCAAGCAGCTCGAAGAAGTTATCGATTAAATCAGAAAAATAACGTAAGTATTTACTATATGTATTATGCTGGTACCGTTCAGGAAACCTTAATTAAATTCATGGCCGAAAAACTTAAGAGCGTAAAAGTTCTCGAAGGCGATTTTGACGATGAAGGTTTAAGTAGTCTCGTAAGTGGTAATCAAGATAATACTAATGCTATCTATAAAGATATGTTAGATAAAGTCGAATATGAAAATGATGACGACGTCATTTCTATTAATAAATATGCCGATAAAGTCGAAAAGATTGTCGATATGGATAGCTTTAAACTCGATCGAATTATTCTAGCAAAAAAACCGTTAAAGAAACAGAAGATTAATCTTGATAACCAATATCATTTACTTCTTGACGTGCGTACTCGATTTGGCCATAACCAAAAGTTATATCGAAATGAAAATTCGTACAAAAAAGAATTGCAGAATTTTGTATCCAGTTTTTAATTTAGTGTAATATATAATTTGACAACAGTCGAATTATAAATTATAATAAAGTTAACAATTTAATAAAAGCGTATTTAGAAACTACCTTGTGTCTTCATAGGGATTGACGATGGAAATATGTCACTAGTTGCAACGTAAGAGTGCAAATATACATATGGAAACGTAATGGAAGGCATTGTATTATAGAGGCCCTGTATTTAAGAACTCTATAGTATGGACCCCGATGGCGCGGGTTACGAGCCTATAAAGGATATGAAAGCCTTGTCGTGATGATAATGCTATCCTGCTCTGATGAGTTAATATAGGTTAGGCGTAACAATGGTTGTGTGGTCGAGCGCATCTAGGAAAATCGACCCGGTGATCAGCTACATTTTGCAGGCCGATACTCGATGAATAAAGCGAGGGATCTGCAGTCGTTAACGATAGCGATTTGTGGTTGGATAGGATATGAAGGATAGCTATACGATACCGTTCATATCCCGGACCAGCAAGAGTAATTTTGTGTACTCAAGTCGGAACTAGCAGGATCAACGTCAGCGGGCAAATGGGATACAAGTCCGTATACAGCCTAAAGTAGCGAATGCACAAAACATTGCAGTTAAGATAAAGAATTTTAATTAAGTTTAGAAAGCTACCATGGTTAAATAAGACCCGGGGGGACTAGCCGTTCCTCTTAAATAAGATAAGAGGACACTCCTCATTGGTGAATACAGCAATAGGACGGGATCTACGATTGTGCGGAAACGCTAAATGTCGGGAAAGACTAGAGGTATACGTGAGTATACTACAGACTAATATCGTAGGAAATGATCAAGAGCTTTAGTAATAAAGAAACAATCATTTCTAGTGAAGCAAAACTATATAATATATATTTTTTACTAATTCGTGCTGCCGCACGGGATTAGTCTATATAAAACAGGAAAATAGAATATCTTATTCTATATACAATATTCGTGATTCTGAATCCTAGGATTCATTCGCTAAGAAGGTTTGATTCGACTGGCAGCTTGAACGGTTTAGATAATGAGATGTTATGATTGCACACATAACGTCTTTTTAATTTGCAAACCTTTGCCAGTCGCTTAACGGTTTAAATAATGCGAATGAATCTTCTAAAATAAGCTGGCGGCGATTCCTTAATAAGCTATAGCTAACGTTTCTCTCGCAGGATGATTATTATTGTACGGAATACGATATTCAAGCTATAATATTATGTTTAGTACTTACAAACGTTTCCTGTTAAGATAGGTTAAATAATATAAGCTATTATGATGTTTAAGCTAATTAAGATAAATAATCTGTTACGATATTTAAGCTAATTAAGCTTATTATATTCGTTAAGCTGATTAAGTTACGATACTTGTGTAATCCGATTTTTAACAGTTTCATACGTTACATGAATATCTTTAGATCGATAAAGTAATAATAATTTATGGATTGGTTGCGATCTTAAGCAAACTTAATATAATTTGCTTATATTTAAAGAATATTTAATAGCTATAGTTGCGCCCAAAAATAATTAGTGATATTTAATTTATATTACGTAACAAAAATTTAAGATTTGTACTGCTAGTGTTTAGATAATTTGCATACACACACCTTTTGCCTAGCAGTACAACATCTTATTTGAGTCGATTGAATTATTTAAATAATCGATTGAAATAAGATGTTAGTAATATATAGATGTTTCAGAATTAAATCTATATTTTTTAAATAAAGGTGATATTATGCGTGATGCATATCAAATACGAAGAGTCATTTGGCAAGGCGATCGATTCTATTCGAGTTTAAGTGGCGATCAAATTCGCTATCCAGAATTCTTTATCGAACACGTTAATACCGGTTGTATTATGACGATGGAAGAATATAATCGTATTCGTAAGGGTCAAATTGAAGAAGCTTTTGTCGATCCATTTCCCGATAAAAATGCTTTCATGATTAATTACGTTAAAGATGGTTTAGAAGAAATCTATGACGATTTTAGCGATTCTCTCGACTATATGACTCGAGAAGATATTATCGGTAAAGATGCTGCCGATGGTAGAATATGGAAAGTTGTCGGCGGAGAACTTGTCGCAGTTGACGATAAAAAATAATCGTGCTATAATAAGGATGTAGTCAAATGATACCTCTCTATCACATCCTTTCGATATGACTACAAAACAAGAGTGTCCTAGCAACCAACTCGACCACACACACCAAATGCTGGGATGCTCTTTTTTATTCAAAAAATTATGATATACTTTAATTAGTAATTAGTTCTTATTTAAATTAAAGGTATTATCATATGAATCTAGAAGATGCATGCAATTATTTAATCGATTTATTATTATGTGATCAGGACTCTTTAGAATATAAAGAAGCTGCTGAATATTTTAAAGCCCTTGAATGAGGGCTTTTTTTATGGAGTGAATTAATGAACCATATAGAAGACGTTATTCAATATATTAAGGAACAGAGACCGAATATCTCACCTAAGAAATTACGGTATGCTTTATATCTGCTATATGCCGATTATTTAACGGCGACAGAAGATGGCTACGATGAATTATTTAACCATAACTTTTATACGGCGTATGAAGGACCGATGCCGGAAGGATATACTTCAGAATTTGTATTATACGATACTGACGGCAATAGTTCTCGTTTAGATCAAGAGCATAAAGATTATATCGACGAAGCATTATCTAAATATTATAGTTTACCTGAAATGTTTTTAGAAACGATATCGAGTCAATCTTTAGATTGCAGAGCAACATGGAAGCATTGTAAAGATCGTATTAAGATAATCCCGAAAGAACTAATTTGTTTAAATCAAGAATATAATCGTATTATTTACGAATGTTTTGAAGGGAAATAGTATATGGCTCAAATATCTCAATTAATAGAACAGGCTTGGAAATATCTCGGCACTAAAAATATTCCAGAAGTTGCTAGAGCTGCTTGGTTTGGTAATATCATGCAAGAGTCGACTTGGAATCTTCATGCCGATGAAGGTGATCATATTGGTTTATGCCAATGGGATAAAGATTATCGTTGGCCTCATTTTCTTAACGAGTTTAAAGGTAATCCTGATAACCTAGAAGATCAGTTGAACTTCGGTTTATGGGAATTAGAAAATGGTCCTTTAGAATGGACTCCGGTTAATGGTGACGGTTATCCTAAGTGGCCCGAAATTAAACAGATGACCGATGTTGCACAAGCGACATTGGCATTCGAACAATGTTTCGAACGATCTGGTGGGGCTAATGTTCCAGAACGTCAAGGCTATGCTCAAATGATTTATGATCATTTCGTTAAAGGAACTCCTTTAAGCGACGATCTGTTAGGCGAAGTACCTGCTTCTTCAGGATCTAGTACAGGTGGTGCAGGTAATGGCGGTGGTGTCTATAATGCTACGGCTCCTTCCGATACCGGTACTAGAAGTACGTTTGTTACTAAAAAGAAAACTCCTAAGTATTACGATGTTTTTAATGCTCAGAAGTTAGCAATCGGTAAAACTCCGTGTCAACCTGTCTATCCCGATATTGTATCGGTATATAATCAAGTACCAGAATGGGCTCTCGGTAAAACGTTAGATAAAACGACTGCCGATAATAAAGAAGTTAAAGATGCGATCGAAGTTAAATCGGTTTCTCTTAAAGACGGTAAAACTGGTTTTGAATCATTAAGTACCGATAAAATTACATTCGGAAAAGATAAAAAAGAAGATTCTAAAGAAGACGTTACTCATACTGATAACGTTCCAGATAAAATTAAAGTTAATATCACTAAAGATAATAATACAACAAGTGACGTTACTAAGACTAATGATAAGAATACCACTGAAGCTAAGAAAGAAGATTCTGATAAGAAGTCTGAAGATACTAAAGTCGAAAATAATACGTTAAGTGCTCAAGATAAAAGTCCTCAGAAGTTAAATCCGCCATTATATGCTTATGATACAATCGATGTCGACGACTGCTTTAACGTCGGTTTGCCGATTACGTCGGTAGCTGCTTACGGTAGCGAAGCGGCTAAATATCAGATGACTCGTATGCAGTCTATTGCACAACGTCAGATTCAATTCGATCCGACTAAGCACGATAATGCCGTTAAGGTACCAACTCCTGGTATGGTACCAAATCCGACAGATCCATTCCCGACAGATTTACGTATTCGAGATTTAGAATTACATATGCCTCGTATCGTAAAAGAAAATATTAAGGCAACCGAGTTCGAACTCAGTACGGCTAAAGCTCTTCTCGAGATGGGTGGCGATGTCGAAAAACGTATGGTTCAAGTCGAGAATCATTTATCGACCGTAACAAGATATCTATTTAGATTAGCGAGTATTATTCCGATTAACGATATGTATTATGGCGGCAACACTCTTTATGAAAAATATCGAGCTATTCGTCAACTTACGGACGACAGAGTTGCTGACGGTATGCAAACTCAAATTGATCAGTATATGACAAGTACTCGTATCGAACCGATTATCGGTCAGGTATACGAAATTCTTAATCAGGTCGGCGCTAATCTTAGTGTTCTTCTCGATAATAACCAGTTATCGTATTCTAATATGAAACACTACTGTGATTTAATCGATATTAAACGTTATCAAGAGCCGTTAAAATTAGCTAATATTGCTGAAGGTGCATCTCTTACTAAAAGCGATCCTCATAAAGATCTTAAAGATGAATGGCCTGAAGGTTTTAAGATGGACTGGAAACCGGTACCAGTCGAAGAACAAGTTCCGATTATTAACTGGCGTCAGTCAATTATCGATGACGGATCTAAACTGATGAATTCTCCTTCGATGTATGGATCAGGATTAGCTGCTGGCGCGGCCATGACTGGCGACACTAATAATTTATTTTATTTAACCGCTGAAGAATGCCTTAAATCACAGATTCCATTATTTAAAAAATCAGCTGAATCTGCAGTAAGTAAAATTAGTAGCTATAAAGATCAAGCTAAAAATATTGCTAAGTCTAAAGAGTCTTATGTTAAGATGGAAGAAGCTATTAAAAATGCCGGTGTCCATAAAGATATCAACACTGTTGTACTAGCTGTTTTAATGTGCCTATTAAATACTTCTGATTATAATGGTATTATTAATAAGATTAAAAGTGTTACTAAGAAGCTTAAAGAAGAATCTTTAATCGATAATCCTTTGCTAGTAATGCTTGCTTATTATTATAACGATGCTTATATTATCGGCGATAAGCCGACTAAAGATCCGACTACCGAACTTAAAAAGCATGAAGATCTTAAAACTCGTTTAGACTTTGTATATGCGTTAACAAATAACTCTGGTAATAATAATAGTGGCGGCCAATCTAAGAAGTATTTTAATCTCGATATTAAAAATCAAGGATCTTGGACGTTATCTCAATTCTGGGAACCGTATACGATTAACGTTACCGGTAAGCGTGAAGAACCAATGGATCCGCATAATTCCTTAGAGAAACTTATTGAATTATGTGTCGCATATAAAGAATTATCTAAAGAGTTTTATGCTTCAGAATTCGATAACGATAAATGGGGATTCTTCTTTGCGGCTCAATATATTCCGTCTATTAGTTTATCTGGTTTCCCTGGTGAAGTTCGTTCTAGTCATACACATCAAGGTATGGACGTCGTATTTATTCCTGATTCTCCTAAGCCTGAAATTCTATCGATTTGTGACGGAACAGTAATGGATACTGGATGGGGCTATAACGCTGTAATGGTTAATGCTGCTAATGGAACGAATAAAACGATCGTATATATGCATATGGCGCAAATATTCGTTAAAGCTGGCGATACTATTAAGCGTGGTCAACCTATAGGCATAATTGGTGGTATGGGTCCTGATGGTCCTGCAACATATGACGAGCATCTTCATATCGAAGTGTGGTCTGAGCCTAATCGTGGCGGAACATATGGTTCGATCGGTGATTTATATCCTGGCGTATTCCAAGATTACTGTAATGCTTACATGAAAACTGGCAGCCAATTAAACTTTGCCGATTTTAAAAAATAATATACTTGCATTATTTAAATAATTAATGTATAATAAAGTTGTATTTAAGGTTCTCCCATTATCTTAAATATAAGAGGAGTATCCCTGAGCGTCCCCCCGTGTTCAGGGATTTCCATGGCACCTATGAAGGTAATAGTCTTCATGGTGCCTATCATACTTTTCCTCCTCTATATACGCGTATGCAGATCGTGCGTAAACAAGACAAACCTCCTAAATATGAAAAATCCCTTAATAGCGTGATTCTAGACACACCCCATGTCTTCTGTTTAGTTTGTCTCCCTTTCTATATAATAAACTAACGTTTCATGATAATAAACTCCTTTCTCCTTATATAAATTGTCTTGTGGTCTGCATACGCAGCTCCTTAGCGGGATAGTCCAAATGGCAGAGACACGAGTCTCATAAGCTCGTCTAGTGTAAGTTCGAATCTTACTCCCGCTCCCAATTACTGCAGAGTAAAACAACATGGTAAACATATCCATGTCTGAAATGGTTTGATTCCATTCTCTGCGACCACGGAGAAGTGGCCGAGAGGATTAAGGCTACAGTCTTGAAAACTGTCGTGCGGAAACGCACCGTGAGTTCGAATCTCACCTTCTCCTCCATTTTTTAATTTACGATATATAGAGTTATATTAAATTCTATATGTCGTTTTTTTATGCTCCTGTAGCTTAGAGGTTAAGCACCCGGCTCATAACCGGCATTTACCCTGGTTCGAATCCAGGTGGGAGCACCATTATGTCTTATTGCATTATATAAAAATGTTTCCCCAAAGCATAACATATATATTATAATAAGATATTTTTATAATACGCAGCACTATTTAGTTTTATTTAATTACAGAAAGGTGAGTTTTAATAGTAATCTTTCTGCATATATAAAACTGCTTATACATTATACTTTTTAAAGTGCTGCGTATTTAATATCTAATAAAAGGAGATTTAGTTATGAGAAATCTTACAAACAATACTTCACTTGAAGACATCATTTATGATCTAAGAAATGAAGATAATAAAGAAGATCTTGCTTTATGGCTAGAAAATAATGTCGAAGAAAAAAGCAATCAATATGTATACGACCAAGGATATGACGATGGTTATGATAATGGCTATGAAGAGGCTATGCAAGAAGCAAAAGAAGAACATGATGACATGATCGATTCCTATAAAGCAAGATTCAAAGAAAGATTGAAGAATATTTCTGGAGAAGAATTAAAGAAGATTTTCGAAGAAGTATTTGAGGATAATTAATTATGGAGTTATATGAAATTTTACTTGTTATTGGAACTATCTTCTTTATTTTAGGTATGATTCCTATCTTCGGTAATTTTATCAATATCCTTTTTGATATGATTATCGACATAAAAAATCATAATTATGATAGTTTACCTGAACTATTCTTAAGCATTGGAATTATTTTTGTTTTAATCTCAATGATTTTTCTGATTATAGATAGGATTAAATAATTATGATACAAAAGCTAAGAAAGAAAAATAGTTATAAAATTTATCGATGCTGTTCTAATTATGCAATAGAATATATTGTTCCTAGTATATCTGGAGAATTAAATGGAAAAACTATTATATATAAGACAGCTAGTGGATGTGAACCACAAAAGATTTTTAGATTTAGACACGTGAATTATAAAAAAGCATGCAACATGCTTATGTTTTTTAATCCTAAAAAATAAAGTAGGTGGATTATAAATAATGGATGTAGGAAAATTTATTGTTGCTATAGGCGTAATAATTCTTTTAATTAGCGTTGGTGGAATTTTGATTTCTATCTTAAAAGATGTTATTAATGACTTAATTAAAGATGGACCTGACTTATCTTTAATTATGTTAATATTCTCGTTCTTTGGCATTGTTATCGTTATAGTCGGATTATTAATTAGTTATTTATTTAAATAAAAGGAGTTTTTTTATGCTTACAAACATAATGTTTGGAATAAGTTTAATATTAGTTATTATCGCTATTATTTATGGCGGAGTTCAAGGACTATTTAGTCTTACAGAACAAGATCCTAAAAAGAATAAAATCTATAGAGGAATTCTTTTAGTCGGCGTAGTCTTTTTATTTTTATCTTTGTTAGCTAAATAAGACGAGGTAGTAGTTAAATGATTATTTCAACGATTGTAATGAGTCTAATAATTTTGTTCTTTGCAGTTATGATCTGCTGTTTAATTGTTGGTTTACATAATAGTACAGGTTCTGGCTATGACAAGGAAGACTAAACAATTTTGTTTTTATTTATATTTATTTTTAACATTAGGATTCGGAATTCTTGGACAATTCTTTGATTTATTTAACTCGTTTTTTAGTATACTGTTAATGCCGATAGCTTTAATATCGGCGGTGCTAATATCGATTGCATTCCTTGTTATCGTAATAGGAGCAGCATCATATGTGATAGAACTATTCGGTATCGATACTATATTCGGTTTAGATAACAATCCTGATACGTTAGAAAAAATTGTAAAAAAAATTAAGCCTCCTAAAAAATAGGAGGCTTTTTTTATTGGAGAAAATAATATGAAAGGCATAGCCGATTTTTTCTTTTTAGTATTTATTATCGTAATGATAATTTATTTTTATCGGATGTTCAAAAACTAATAAAGTAAGTGGCATATCGCCCATCTTCTTTATTTAACATTAAAAGCTTTTGACCGGCTTTAGAGAATTTACGACCGTCTACTGCATAACGATCACTACCGCATAAAGATGGATTAATAATCATTTCGACGCCTTTAAGATCGGCTTCTCGTGAATGATGAAAATGACCCATTACGATATAATCCGGTATTTGTTTCGTAAACAATGCCAAGTTATCGATAGCTTTATTAAAATTATCTTTATGTCCATGGACACCGATAATACGTTGTCCACAAACATTAGCCGTGATAATTTCATCGTCGACGGTATTTTCGTTGAAGTGAATACGATCATTTCCTTTTAGTCGTTCTTTTAAGAACCAAGGAATGATATCGCTAAAAGATTCACCGTTCATAGCTTCTTCTTTAGAAGGAGTTACTCGATCATGATTGCCACGACAGAAATATAATTCTAAATTAAATTCTTGGCTAAGATTGTTAAATAAATGACTTAGTGCTTCTGTTACACCGATAGTTTGTTCGATAAGATTTTCTTGAGATTCGATTCGTGTTTGAACATGAATGCCGCCGTTAATCATATCGCCTAATGTTAAGATGTGAATAGTTTTAATATTATTTAGTAAGCAATATTCTCGTGTTTTATTCATTAATTTTTCGACACGTTCATCGAAAATTTCATTGTTAAATTTATTGAAGAAGTTATCGCTTACTTGTCCACGATGCCAATCACTTAATAATAGTACAGCTTCAGACTCGCCGCTTTGAAGATCTTTAAATTCGTATTTAAGAGGTTCGATTTTAGAAATCGCCTCGATGATTAATTCTTTTAATAAAAATTGATCGCTAATCGATTTTAAATGTTTATTAAGTTCAGATCGGTTTTTGCTATTCACGTTCTTAGCATGAGCGTTAAGAAGCATATCTACAGCTGCCGACGTTAGTTTGTCGTCGGTCGATGCTGGCGTTAGATTCTTTTTAAAATCGTTGAAGTAACTATTGATCGTTGTAACATCAAGATCTATTTCAAAAAAAGTCTTAGCCAAAGCACTAATTCTTTTTACCGTTAATTTATTGTTTTCTTGTTTAGCAAGATACATGCGATATAACCAAGAGACTAAATCTTCGTTTGGCTCTGCCGCGAACAATGATTCATAATTTATATTTGCCATATTATTTAAAATACCTCATATTAAATAAGTATAATTAACTATTACTATTATATCTTATTTTTTGGCACATGTAAAATATATGAAGAGTTTTATATACCATAAAATCATTTGTTTGTCTTATACTGATTTGGTATAATAGATTTAGTAGTTCTATGTTTTATTAAATACTATATGTAGTATATTATGCGTAATATATATTCTGCTCTATTGTATAGAACACTTTCTTTAACTATCGCGATTAACAAGAAAGGATTAATGATATGAAAGTATTATTTGGCGGAGATAACCGGATATCTCTACCTAATGACACTAGGATGATCGGAACCTTCATCGAAGGTATGGACGAGCTTATTCCTAATGCAAACGGAAATCTACAGTATGTACATTTTAAGTACGAAGGACAACAATCTTTAAAAGTTTATACGTTAAAGCATTTATATGCCGACGATGTAAAAATTGTTACGATTACTCCTAATGTATATTGGATGACAGAAGGAACTGAAAAAACCGATATTCAAATTGGCGACGTTGTTCGTTTCAATACATACGATAAAGGTTGGAAAGTAACCGATATTACCGATACTGTAGAAGATGCATATTCTATCGAGTTTGCTAATGGATCTCGTTCTGTTATCGTTGAAGGTTTCGAATTATTAATTAAGAATGAGGTTTAATTAATGATCGTAATCAAGAGAGACGGCCGCAAGGTCGATTTCGATAAATCTAAAATCGTTGTAGCCATAAGTAAGGCACAACATTCTTTACTTAAAGATAATGAAAAAATAGCTAATTCTATCGCCGAAGAAATAATGCAAGAAGCTCTTATGCTCCAGGAACTAGATATTAAGCGTATCGAGAAAATGGTATTCGATCTTTTGGTTAAACATAAACAAAAAGACGTAGCTCGTGCTTATGAAGGTTATCGTGCTGTACGAGAATATAGAAGAGAACATAATACTTCTGATAAAGACATTCTTGGTTTGTTAGATGGATCTAATATCGAAACGATAATGGAGAATTCTAATAAAAATGCAAAATTAAATTCTACCTTACGAGATCTTATTGCTGGAGAAGTTAATAAAGACTTAGCAAAAAGAAAAGTTTTGCCTCCAGAAATTGTTGATGCTCATAACAATGGAACCTATCATTATCACGATCTCGACTACGCGGTACAGCCTAATTTTAACTGTTGTGTTTTTGATTTAAAAGATATGCTTGATAACGGTACAGTCATTAATGGAAATATGGTTGAATCACCTAAATCTTTCCAAGTTGCTTGTACTGTTACGACGCAGGTCATTCAGTCCATTAGTAGCGGACAATATGGTGGTCAAAGTGTTTCTGGAATAGATGAAATACTTGCACCATATCTTAAAAAATCTTATGATAAATATTTAGAATTCTTTACAGATGAAAAAAATAAAGAAAAGCTTGCTCGTCGTATGATGATGAAAGAATTAAAAGACGGCATTCAAACTATTCAATATCAAATATTGACATTAGCAGGTTCCAATGGCCAGTCACCGTTTGTCACTTTAGGCTTGTATTTTAATCCAGATGGTGAATACGCAGACTATGCGGCGCTTATCTGCGAAGAAATTCTAAAACAAAGATATGCTGGTGTTAAAAATTCTGACGGCATTCCTCAAACACCAGTATTTCCTAAGCTTATCTATATGTTAGATGAACATAATGCAAAACCAAGTAGTAAATATTATTATTTAACTAAACTGGCTGCAAAATGTACAGCTAGACGTATGTATCCAGATTTTATTTCTGCTAAAATTATGAGAGAACAGTTTGATGGAGAGTTGTTCTTTCCAATGGGCTGCCGCAGTTTCCTTTCTAATTGGAAAGATCCTGAAACAGGCAAATATAAATGGGCAGGAAGATTTAATTGTGGCGTAGTATCTTTGAATTTGCCACAAATAGCAATCTTAGCAGATAAAGATTTGAATAAATTCTGGTCTTTATTAGATGAAAGATTAGAAATGTGTCATAAAGCATTAAAATTTAGACACGATTTATTATTAGGTACAGTAAGTGACGTATCTCCAATTCACTGGCAATATGGTGCTATTGCACGTCTTAAGCCAGGTGAAGTAATCGACAAGTACTTAAAAGGTGGTTATTCTACACTATCATTAGGATTTGTTGGTGTATATGAAGCTGTGTTAGCCTTGACAGGAGAAACTCATACTAAACATCAAAATTTGGCTTTAGAAATTGTTCGTCGAATGAAGCAAAAAACAATTGATTGGAATATTGAAGAGAATCTTGGTTATGGCCTATATGGTAGTCCAGCAGAATCTTTAATTTCTAGATTTGCTAAAATAGATAAAGAAAAATTTGGTGATATTAAAGGTATTACTGATAAAGGTTATTATACCAATAGCTATCATGTATTCGTAGGTGAAGAAATTGATGCATTCAAAAAATTAACTTTTGAAGCTCCATTCCACCAATATGCTTCTGGCGGATGCTTAAGCTATATTGAAATGCCAAATATGGAACACAATCTTGATGCAGTAGAAACTTTAATTCAGTTTATTTATGACAATGTTAGATATGCTGAATTTAATACTAAATCTGACTATTGTAAAGCTTGTGGCTTTGAAGGTGAAATTGGTTTTGATGAAAATCATAAATGGACATGTCCAAAATGTGGAAATCAAGATCAGTCAAAGATGACAGTCACTCGGCGTTCATGCGGCTATTTAGGAAGTAATTTCTGGAACGAAGGTCGTACTAAAGAAATTCAGTCTAGAGTACTCCATATTTAAAATTAATGGTTGCAATTAACTATTAAATATAATATAATAAATTTAGGCATAAAAGAGTTCCTTTTAAACTTACGAATAATGAAGAAAACAATTACTCTTCGCCTAATTATTATTTTGAAAGCCGGCATAAAGAAGTTCCTTTTTATTTTAAAAAAGCTATTGGAAGATTTACTTCTCGCCGGCAATTTTCATTAGGATAATGGTCGTAATAAATGAAGTCTTATATGTCTTTGTTTATTACGGCCATTATTTATTATATGGAGGAAAATATGATAAACCAAAAGAAACGTGATGCAATCATTAAGTTGTTTAAACGAATCTTAATCGAAGACGGAATTAATCCTGTTAAAAGAGGTAAGCTATTTAAAAGCGGCGTTTACGTTGTCGACGAAGCCGCCGATTATTTAACAGCTAACGATAGTAATACATTAGTAAGTCAATACGGTAATCAATATATCGATCAAATTAATAAATCGACATTACATCGATCTGTTAAAGCTGTCGATCTTATGGACTTAGACGAATTAAGATTACATCAAGCTTTACATTATTTATCTGTATTTACTCATCAAGAAGACGGAAGTTGTTTCGGTGCTATTCCTGTCGATAAAGAATCGACATATTTACCTAACGAATATTTAGGTTTAGATAACGGTCAAGATCCTATTAAATTTACAATCATTTATCCAGTTACAGTTGATGAACTTATAGAAAAAATTAAAGGTCTTGTATCTGGTATTGCATTAAAACAAGAAACTATTGAATTATTAATGGAAATTATTCCGTCTTATACTAATAGATTTTCTATCGACGATTTTAAGAATAAAGAAATTAAAGCGTATTTAATTGACGCCGGTTATTACACTCCATCTAATGCGATCGATTTAATTCGTTATATTTATTATAAAAAAATTGGTAGTACTCTTTTAATCAGTAGTAAATATAATAAACAAGATTTTAATGTTAACAGCTATCGTTATAACAGCTCTGAACTTTTAGCTTCTTTTGCTGAAAATTACGGCGTCGAAACAATTGCTAAAACGTTTAATCGTTATCGCGATTTTTGGATTATGCTAAAAAAAGATAGTAAAGCTAATGCTAAAATTATCAATAAAGCATCTAAGTTGGCAAAAACATTAAATGTTCCTTGTAAACAATTACCTCTCGATAATATTGCAAGTCCGTTTGTTTTAGATAAAGATATTGTAAAAGAATTAAAGAACGTTACTCTATTTAAGAAAATTTCTTTATATAATTATTTGCTTAGCGAATTAACGCCTTCAGAATATAAATTATACAATATTCGAAATGGTAAAGTATTCGTTAAAAAGTCCGGTGAAAGATGTTATACATCGGTTGCTGCGCGTCGTTTAATTCTCATTGCTAATAGTATTAGAGAAGATCTTAAAGATAAAGTCGAAGGTAAGAAATTCTTATTATCTAAATATATTCAATATGCAGTACCGACATCTGAAAAGAATTTCATCGGTAATATTCCGATGTGTTCTAAGGTTAATGTGACAAATAAATTCTCTTTCGGTATTCATTGGTTTAATCAAAATGGATATCGTACTGATTTAGATTTACATGCCGAATCTAAAAGATTACATATTGGTTGGAATTGCGACTTAAAAAATAATGCTGCTGCTTATACTGGAGATGTTACAAACGCTCCGGAACCTAATGGTGGCGCAGAAGCTGTTTATTTTAAAGATGAATTTGCCGACGATACTGTCGTTATAACTGTCGATAATTTTACTGGCTTTAAAAATATTACGACTAATGTATTCTTTAATTGGTTTATCGATAAAGAAGTATTAGATGAAGATACTATTTTAAGTATCGATTCTGATTCTTTATATATTAAAGATTTTACTTTAGAAAGTAATGAAGTAATGCTCGGTCTTATTCGTGCCGATAAAGACGGTAAGAAAGAATTTATCTTTTACAGTAGCCGATTAAGCGATCAAATTGTTACGACCTATAATCAAAAATTAGAAGGTATTTCTTCGGCGATCAATTCGACTATCGATAGTCGATTAATGTTAGAAGATTTAATCACTATGTGCGGTGGTCTTATTACAGAAGATCCAGAAGAAGCCGACTATAATTTAAACGAAACTAATCTTACAAAAGATAGTTTTAATTTCTTATTTTAAATAAAGGCTCCACTTGGAGCCTTTTCTACTATTAAAAGGATTACTATATGAAACTAATAGTTATTGATGGTGGCGACGGTTGCGGAAAAGCAACTCAAGCTAATAAATTGTATGAATCTTTAAAGAAAGAGAACTATAATGTTCATTTAATTAGTTTTCCTGATTATGAATCTGAATATTCAGCATTCGTTAAATCGTATTTAGATGGAACGTTTGGTGGAAATGGTGCCGTTAATCCTAAAATTGCCTCCCTTTTCTTTGCGATGGATCGCTATGCAGCATTTCAAACTAAATATAAAGAATTATTAAATCAAGACGACGCAATTCTTATTTGCGATCGTTATACAACATCTAATGAGTTATATCAAGTCGTTCGCTACGAAAAAGCAACTGCTCAAGATCAGTTTTTGCAATGGCTTGAAAATTTTGAATATCGATTATTGCAATTACCTAAACCGGATTTACTTATTATGTTACGCCTCCCTATTAGAATCCGGTTAAATTTACTTGCAGAACGGAAAGGCAAGACTGGCGGTAATACTGGCGATATTCATGAAAACGATATTGAATATTTAAAGAAAGTCGATCATGCATATCAGAAAATAGCTAACCGATATAGTACGATTATGATTAATTGTGCCGATCATAAAGTTATTCGTGATATTGACGTGATCGCAAAAGAAATATTAAAAAAAGTTAAGGAATGTGGAGTATTGTATGAACAACCCTGAAAAAGTATTTATTTTAATGGTCGACGATAAAATCGAATCTCTTTGGTATAACGAAGAAAATATTCGTGAAGAATATCAGAACTTCTTGGAAGATGGATATACCGAAGATCAAATCTATGTAAAAACTTGTTACATTAATGACTTTAATGAGTGATAACTATGTTAAACAAAAAAGATCGATTATATAATCTAAAGATGTCTGTTTTGTTAGAACTTGAAAGATTAGATAAAGAAGTTTCTGGCTATGCTCCTGATGATGATTATCTTAAGATTATGGATGATTTAGAAATTGCAATTAATGATTATTATAAAATGGTAGATATGATTGATACGGTTTATATACTATTTACTTATTCTGATGAGTATGATAATTCTGTGTTGGGTGTATTTTTCTCTTTAGAAAAAGCCGAAGAAAAACGCCAAGAATACATCGACAAGAACTTAATAAGTGAAGATATGATTTTAATTAATGAACAGCATATTATTCGATAAAACTAATTATTAAACAGTCTATTTTGTAGACAAAAGTGTAAACAAGTGAACAAATATATATTATATTTCTTGTTTGCACTTGCTTAATAATAGGTTTCTAGCCTTGGTGACTGCTACTATCGAAAGATATGTTGCAGATATGAACTACGTTATGGAAAAGGTTAAAGACACACCTTTAGATGTGCTCGTCAGTCTGAAGCTCTGTGAGTGCCAATCAAGAAACTGTGCTAATGTTCTGCATAGATAACAGAGAAACACATATACCCTCCACGACATTGGCAAGACGAAAAATTCTCCGCAAGGAAGGTGTCCAGAGATGGAAAATAATATTGAATATTGCTTTGTAATCGATAAAGATAACCAACCATTAGCGCCAACAAAAGTGAATAAAGGCTGGTATTTAATTAGAAAAAGCAGAGCAAAATTAAAATCTATGTATCCAATGGTAATTCAACTAAATAAAAAAGTTGAATCTAATGAAAATGATAAAAGCTATATGGCCTGTGGTATAGATGATGGTTTTGTACATGTTGGTCTAGCTATTGTTCAAAAATGTCCTACTAAAAATAAAGTGGTATTTAAAGGGACTATTGAACAACGTCAAGATGTAAAACATTTAATGGATACTAGACGTGGATATAGACAATATCATCGTTATCATAAAAGGCATAGACCAGCAAGATTTAATAATCGTTCATCCTCTAAAAGAATTGGCAGGTTAGTGCCAAGCATTAAGCAAAAGAAAGATGCTATTTTAAGAGTATTATATCAGTTAAACAAATGGATATATATTAAAGAATATTATCTTGAAGATGTTTGTATTGATATTCGTTCGATGACAGATAATTATAAACCTTATAAATGGCAATATCAAAAATCTAATCGTTTAGATGAAAATCTTAGAAAAGCTGCTATTATTCGTGATAATTATAAATGCCAAGAATGTGGAAAATCTAATTGTAAATTAGAAGTGCATCATATTCGCGCAAGAAAATATCATGGAGCAGATACTATTGGTAATTTAATTACACTTTGTTCTAAATGCCATGAAAAAACAGAAGGTAAAGAAAAAGATTTTGAAGATAAATATTTTAAAATCATTAGTTCTAAACCTAAACGATTTGATTATGTAATGCATGTTATGCAAGGTAAAAATTATCTTAGAAATAAAATATCTAATCTAGGATTATTACATCTAACTAATGGTGGTGCAACTGCGAATAAAAGAATTGAATGGAATATAGAAAAATCTCATAGCAATGATGCTATATGTATTACAGATAGTATTCCAGACTTTTGTAACATAAAAGAATGGACCATTAAACCGATGAGAAGGAAATCAAAAGCTAAAACTGATAATGTATTAGGAATTAAACATAGAGATTTAGTTTCTTATACATATAAAAATGGAGAAACTCATATAGGTTATGTTACAGCTTTATATCCAGAACAATTAGCTTTAAATTTTCAATCAAAAACCAAACATTGCAAAAAAGTAAATGCGCAAAAATGTAGATTACTTTGGAAATTTAACAAGATTTACTGGTTAAAATAGTATATAATATTATATTTTTATTTGTAAATAAATATATTTTATATAGGAGACTTAATAATGAAAGTATTTTTATCTCAGCCGATGCGTGGTAAAACACACGAAGAAATCTTAAGTAACATTCGTGAAGTTCAAGAATTTTTAACTAAATATCTTGATTCTACGAATATTGAAATTATCGAAAGTTACTCTCCTAAAAATAAAAGCAAAGAACCTTTAGTAGCCCTTGGTGATTCTATTAAGATGCTAGCGAATGCCGATTTAGCAGTATTTTTAGATGATTGGAATCAATATCGTGGTTGCATTATCGAACATCATACAGCTAAAATTTACGAAGTCCCTCATATCTCTGTACGAAGCGAAAATGGCTTATTGAAAGTAGTTGAAAAATAATGAATTATGGACAAATTCGTGAATACGATATTGCAAATGGCCCTGGTATTCGAGCTACGTTATTCGTAACAGGATGTTCTCATCATTGTTTCAATTGCTTCAATCAAGAATATTGGGATCATGATGCTGGAGAACTATTCGATGAAGTGGCGGCGCATAGACTTGTCGATTATTTAAAACATCCTCAAGTATCTGGCTTAACTATATTAGGTGGTGAACCATTTGAAAATGTCGATGGTCTTGTGTCTTTTATTAGTAAATATTTAAAAGATCAAGAATGGTTTAAAAATAAAGATATCTGGTGTTACTCTGGATATACGATCAATCAGATTATCATGGATCCTAAAAAAGTTGAGTTATTAAAATTAGTCGATGCTTTAGTCGACGGTAAATTTATCGACGAATTAAAAGATCCATCTTTAAAATTTAAAGGATCTTCTAATCAAAATATTTGGAAAGTGATATATAAAGATAATAAAATTATTATTGACGAATATAAAGAATTTATGTGAGGAAATTTATGTTATTATCAATAAAAAATTTCTTTAAAAAGAAAGAGCCAAAAAAACTAGGGAGACCTGTAGGTTCAACATATGTTGACAAATCAAAGACAGTAAATTGGTATTTATATAAGAATACTTATGATCGATTAAGAAATTTGGCATATACTTCAAGAAGAACAAATACATCTATAATTAATGAAGCCATTGAATTATTGCAAGAATATACTGAACAAGAGTCTTATGATATTGAAGACATTATAGATATAGATACAGATATTCATAAAGATTCTTGTAATAAAGTTTCTTTTAAGTTAAGATTGGTAAATATTCCATTCTTGGCTGAATTAAGAACAAAAAAACAATATCCTTATGCTAAAATTATAGCAGCTGCATTAGTTTTACTTGAACAAGATTTATGTTTGTCTGAAGAAATATTAGAAAATCCTAATCCAGGTGCTTCAAGAATTTATAGTTCAAATGATAAATATAGAATAAGAAGATAATTTTGTATGTAATATAAAAGACTGTATGCATATCGGTATAATGAGTCGGAATATACGTAGAGATATGGACCCACGGTATGCATACTCTTTTAAGAAAGAGAATTTAAATAATGGAATTAGCTTTAAATAAAATTATTGAATGTTTTGAATCTCCTATTATTTCTGAAAAAGGTCATTGTACTCGCGTCATCGCTAAGAAAAATAACGTAACTTGGTATTTCGATATTTATCAAGATGTTGTATTAGCATTTGATGGGATCAATGAACAGGTCGAGCTCAAAACGATTGAAGAGCTCGAAAATTATTTAACGACTTGTTAACCATGAAAGATTACTTATTCGTATTATCTTTAGCTATTAGTTTATCACAAATAGTTGAAGCACAATACAATATATTTAACGGACAATTGATAACTGTATTTTATACTTTCATTGTCGTTACTTTATTATATGTATTAGTGTTCTTATACAATAAGTTCCGAGGAAGATAATGAATGTTAATTGGAATGAGGTACATCCTGGTGAAATTATTTTGCATGGCAAAAAACCGGCTGTCTTCATAGGTCTTGTCGATATTCATAATACGGCTATCGACATCCAATATGTTAAAGATGGAAAACAAAAGATTGTTTCATCTGATGAATGCGTTCCAAAAAGATTGTTGGAATCCAAAGAAGAGCACTAATGCTCAGTCATTTGGGAGGATCCGGTACCGCTTTCGCGGCACCGTTCCCTCCCTTTCTCCCCTTTATTTGCTTACAATCAAAAAATCGTGTATAATTAAAGTATAATTACAATATATATATTTTAATTAGCGAAAGGAAATCGAATGAAGAAATACGTAGCGTATTCTCCTGACGAAATCTTAATTTTTTTGGATGATCCTAAAGATAAGATTGTGTATAGTATCTTAGATACAGATTGGCCAAATAAAAAGATTGTCGATCAATTCTGCTCTGATTTATCTTATGATCATGTTAAGGCATATGCACTGTTATATAATAATGGATGCATTTCAAAAGAATTTGCCGTTAGTGAATTAACTTTGCTAATGAACGAGATTTCTAAAGAAGTAGATAAAATTGCAGGTAAATAAAAGTGAGAAAATTTGAAGTAGTATCTCGATGTAAAAATATGGAAGTAAAACTTCCTAAACGTAAAACTAAGAAATCTGCAGGTTATGATTTCTTTGCTATCGAAGACATTGAATTGTATCCTAACAAATTATATGTACTACCGACCGGCGTTAAAGCAGCTATGGAAGACGATGAAGTATTATATCTTCATATTCGTTCTTCTGCAGCATTTAAACGTGGTGTACGTATGATTAATAGTGTCGCTGTTATCGATAGCGACTTCTATAATAACGAAACTAACGAAGGTGAAATTTCTTTAGGTTTGTTATCTCATAATGATGATGTCGTGCGAATCAAAAAAGGTGAATGTGTTGCTCAAGGCGTATTCCATAAGTTTTTAATTACGGACGACGATGATGCAGACGGTGAACGCATCGGCGGTATTGGCAGTACTGGAATTTAATAATGCCTAATTAAGACGATGTATTTATTTATTATATCGTCTTTTTTGCTGCGCAAGAAAGGTTAAACATGATTAACAATCTTACTAAAGCATGCAAACGTGCATGCACAGATTACAAAGATCTTAACATGTATAAGTTAAACTTTGTATTATTCTTTATGAACGAACTTCATAAATTTAAGCTCGATACTCCATTCTTCGACGAAGAGTTTATCGAAACAGAAGAATTCGGCCCGTATTTACAATCTGTAAAAGATGCATATGAACCATACGGTTTATTTAACATTCCTCAATTCGGTGCTAATAATATCTTTGAAGAAGACGAAATTCTTACGTTAAACGAAAGTAATCAAATTGCTTCTGAAGAAGATAAAAAAACTCATGAAGTCGTCATCTCTGAATTCCATTATGAAAACGACGGTACTCCAGTATGGACATTAGCTGATTTGTCTTTCGATAATGAAGTCGAAGAAAATATCTATGGCTTCATTAAAGACTCTATGGAACCATTAAAAATTGAAGCGTTAATGCATATCTATTATAATTTATATAATAAAGTAGTAACGGCTAAAGATTTTGCCGATAAAATGGCAGCATGGATCGATTGGAAAAATCAAGGCGAACCAGAGCCTGACAAGTCTAAACCTATTAAATCTGTCGACCGTGAAGAAGAAAATTTAGAAATTACTGTCGACGATATTATGGAAAGAATCAAGAAAGTTCGTAATGCTGGTAATATAGAGCATTAGGAGGGATATTCCTTATGTCAAAAAAAGAACTTTCTAATAGAAAGCAAGAGCTTATCGAGCAAATGGATAAGTTCGTTCAAGATTATAATTCTTGGGGCTATAGCGAAGAAGGTAAAATCATCTTCGATAAAGCTATGCATATGTTAGCAACCGATCATGCGATCTATGCTAAGATGCCGATCTTATGTAAAGGCGAAAATTGTATTTATAAAAATGATCCTTTACACAAAGCAGGACTCGTTAAAGTCGGCGAACCATGTATTTGTGAAACGACTTTAATCGCTCAAAAATTTATGCAGTATCAAAAAGAATTTAATCTCGATGAATCGTCCTATACCGATAATGTTCTTGTACATGAATTAATTACATTAGACCTCCTGATTTCAAGGGCAATGCAATATATCAATAATAAAGATTATGATCCTGTTATCGATGTCGTTACCAACATTACCGAAACTGGTCAAGAAATAACTCAACCAATGATTTCTAAAGGTATTGAGTTATATACGACTCTCGTACAAAAACGCGATAAAGTATTTGAGTTATTGGCTGCGACTAGAAAAGATAAAATTCGTAACAATGTCGACGACGCAAATCATGACACTGCCCTCATTAATAGTCTTAATGATCCTGATTTCTTCTTATCACAAGAACAAATCGAGGAAGAAAGAAATTCGAGGTTAAACGCTTATGGCGAAAGTGAATAATGCGTTAGAACTAATTAGTAGTGCATTTGGTAAAACAGCCGAAGTCGGTAAATTAGCTTTTGGATCAAATGCAGTCGCTAAAGAAATCGGTAAAACCGGTGCTCCAGCATTTGAGCAAGGTATGAAGACATTCGTTAATAATATGAATGCCGACCTAGACGAAATTGGTTCTGTCGAAAGAATTATTAGTCCGAACTATACATTAGGTCAAATGGCCAAAGGTAGGGCTGCCGGACTCGATACATCTCAGGCCCTACAATATTCTTATTTAAATAAAGAGTCTAGAGCTATGTTCGATAATAAGTTTATGTCGCCAGAATTTGCTCAACGTATGGGTAGCGAAGATAAAGAAGTCGTTAAAGCTGCCAAAGAAGAATTATCGGCATTTTATAAAGATAATGCTAAATACGATATGACACGTCTCGGTGTTCAAGGTGTTGTTGCTGGTAGTGTTGCTTATCGTGTCGCTACTGGTGGCGGTTTATACCGTGATAAGAATGGCGAATTTAATATTATCGGCATCCCAGGTATTTAATTATGCTTAAAGGTATAGCTAAAGGCGTAAAAACTGCCGGCGAAAAAGTTATCGAAGGTGCCGGTTATATCGCTAGAAAAACAGACGACGCTATAACGAGTGGAGCTAATAAAGTTATTAATCGACAAGTTTCTAATCTCGAGAAACAAAAAACAGTTCTCGGAGATATGGGTAGTCAATACTCTAAAGAAGAAGTCGAAGCTTATAGCTCTAAATATCGTCCTATGCGAAATACGGTTCCAGCTATTAAAGATGGCGCCAACGATTACTTTAAAGTTAATAAAGAATTTGTTAGTACTAATCCGGATAACTATTCTATTCCAGATCGATACAAATTAACAGGATACGGTGCTACGATATTAGGTGGTGCTGCTGCATTAGGTGCAACAAATAATACGATCGAAGCAGCAATGGAGCCGACGTCGACAGCGAATATCGCTTCGGTCGGTACCGTTAATCCTGTTGTATCGGCTAGTTCTGGATTAACACCACAAAATGCATTCGATAATATGGGTGCATCTGGCGATATTAATTTTGCATTAAGACGTAACAATATTAAAGCACCAGGTACATTATAATGGCAGGTTTAAATATTTTAAAAGGATTAACTGGCAATGTAAAATCTGCTGTCGGACATGTCGGTAATGCTACTAAAAGCATGGGCACGGCCGGTAACTTAATTTGGGATAATAAAATTAATGCCGGCTTAGCGACTGCCAACGCAGTCTGGACTTATAACGATACACTCGACGAAGGTGGTACTAAGGCTAACGCAATACAAGATGCTGCTTTTAGTATGGGTACCGATTTATTGTTAGGCCCATTAGCCGGTATGGCAGTTCAAGCTGCTTATTATGGTGGACCAGCTTTAGTCGGTATTGCTAACGATTTAGCTCAGCAAGGTCGTCAGCAAATGCAACAAAGTTATCGTCCATTCTCTTGGACTAATCCAGTTAATTCACAACAATATGCAACTATGAGACAGGCAGGAATGGCCTTAGCTCAGCAATCCCAATATAGTTTACAAACGACTATGATGGGTCAAGAAGGTAAAGCATTCCATAAATAAAAATTATGAAACAAGAACAAGATTATTCTGTAAAAGAATTAATGGCAATGCCTTTGGAAGACTTAGTAAGATTAGATTTTACTAAGCTCAGTGAAAAAGGAAAGCTAGTCGTAATTAAACGAGATCCAGTTATGTGGGCAAAATCATTTATTCAAATCTATAATATTGATTTAGATAAATATGCCCCTTGGACTCCACGTTGGTATCAGGCCGAAATGCTTCGTGATCGAAGTCTTCGTAAAGTATTCCGATGTGGCCGTCGTTGTGTAACTGGTAATCTTAAAATACAAGATCCAGAAACAGGATTATTTAAAACTGTAAAACAATTATTCGACGAGAATAAAGAATTTAATATTCTTGCTCTCGACGATAATTATCAAATCGAAATAGCGTCGAATGCTAAAGTATATGATAACGGTATTAAACCGGTATATCGTATTACGACAAATACTGGTCGCACATTCGATGCTACCGATAACCATCCATTCTTAACGGAATTAGGATGGCTAGAATTAAAAGATTTAACGGTCGGCGATAATATCGCTATTCCGATGCATCTTAATTATTTCGGTAGTGACTCTATCGAAGAATCAGAATTAAGATTAATGGCTCAGAAGCTAAATAAAGATACGTCTTCTGACAAGTCAATTCCGAAAGAAGTATTTTCTTTAAATAAAGAATCGGTGTCAATCTTTGTTTCTGAACTAATTAAAGATGCGTATAAAGAAGAAGACGAAGTTCCGATCAATCGATTATATTGTTCTGAATCAGGTCAGCTAGCGTATCAGTTAGCTCACTTATTAATGCGATTCGGTATCGTCGTAAAAATCGTTAAAGAACGAAATTCTTATTTTTTAGGATTCGTCGACAAGAAGAAATATAATCGAATTAAAAATCATTACCATAAGAATATGTTCTCTGTTTATTATTCATATAAGTTCCAGCCAATGACCGATAAACTTAATAAGATGTTTTTATCTTATTTAAAATATCATGAATTAGGAAAAACTAATTTTGAATATTTAAAAACAGGGCGATTAACACTCGAAGAATATTTAGAATCCAAGACTATCAATAAGGCTGAGGCAAAAGAACTTGCCGAGCATTTAGGTTTTGAATCGATCGAAGATATTCTTAATGGCGATATATTCTGGGATCCAGTTGTATCGATCGAATATCTCGGTGAACAACAAACATATGATGTATCTGTGCCACGTTATCGTAACTTTATTGCTAACGATATTATTTCACATAATACCGGTAAAACAGAAACGATGGTAGTCGAAGCATTATATAATGTTTTTACTCGTAAGAATTTTATTCATATGTTTGTAACGCCATATCAATCACAAGTTCGAATGATCTTTGATAATATTCGTCAAAAAATCGACAGTTCTGCTCTTATCAAAAAAGAAGTAACTAGATCGACAACAAATCCTTATTTGATAGAATTTTCAAATGGTTCTAAAATTGTCGGATTCACGACAGGTGCTGGATCTGGTATGAGTGCTGCATCAATTCGTGGATGGCGAAGTGACTGGATTTCAATGGATGAAATGGATTATATGGGCGAAGGCGACTTCGACACTGTATACGCACTTTGTATGGAACGTGACACTATCGGATTAACTTGTTCTTCTACACCGACTGGTCGACGATCTAAATTCTACGAAATTTGTACCAAGAAGGAACTCGGGTTAAAATAAATAAATTAGGTTTTTTATAGCAATTCCATCCAATATATGGTAATATATAATTGTAGTTATTTTACATATATTAATAAAAGGAATTGTTACTATGATTAATGAAGATGAATTGAGAAGTAAATTAGAAGAAAAATCTGTAGCTCAAATAGCTAAAGATTATAATTGCTCAGAAAATACGATTAGAAGAGCAATGAAGAAGTTTGGATTAATAAAAACTTCAAAGAAACCATATCAAAATAAAGAAATATTGTTAGATATGTTGCAGACAAAAACAGTTCAAGAAATTGCAGATTATTTTAATGTTGATAATCATACTATTTCTAGATGGATCAATAAAAATAATATATCTTTTAATGATAAAAAACTTTATAGAAATAAAGCTTGGCTTGAACAAAAATTAAAAGAATTTAATGGTTCTTTATCTGCTATATCTAAAGAAACAGGATATAAAAAAGATACGATGCTTGAATGGTGTTATAAGTTTAATTTAAAGCACACTCCTGAATTTAATAAAAAATATAATTTAAATATTGATTATTTTAAAAATATTGATTCTGAAATAAAAGCATATTATCTTGGTTTTGGTATGGCTGACTTTGGAATTAGCAAAGATTGTTATTCTTTTGAATTTAGATTAAAAAAAGATGATAAATATATTATTGAAAAATTAGCAAAAGAATTAAATTATACTGCTGATTTGTATCATTTTAAAGACAGTATTCGAGAAGGATATTCATTAAGAATTTCTTCAAAAGAAATATGTAAAGATTTAATTTATCATGGAATTGTTCCAAATAAGTCAGGAAAAGAAGTTTTGCCAAATACTGTTTCAAAAGAATTAATAAAACACTTTATTCTAGGTTTTATTGATGGAGATGGATATATTGGTGGTATAAAAGATAAAACTCTTGCTATTTGTAGTATGTCTTATAATATATTGTTATCAATTAAATTATTTTTAGAAAAAGAATTAAATATAAAAGAATATAAAATTAAGCCAACATTAAAAGAAAGTGGAAATATCTTATATTATTATAAAATATATGGAGATTCTTTTATAAAAGTTCTTGATTATCTATATAAAGATTCAACAATATATTTGACTAGAAAACATGATAATTATTTGATTCATCTAAATAAAGATATTAATCGTAAAAACAAAAAACTTAACAATGGCCCCATTATTAAGTAATTAATAAATGTAAATCTTTTGAATTGCTGGAACGCCCTTATGGGTAATCAGCAGCGAAATCTTTAATTTTTTTAAAGAGACGTTCAACGACTATCCTCGTGGTGAGGAGTAGGATCAAGCGATCCGAAGCGGAAGATGTCCTTTTAATAGGATAAAGATATAGTCTGAGCTATGTAGTAATATATAGAAGGTTGTAAGTAGCGATTACAATCGTAACAAAACTGTCAATGAACACTATCACCCGACACAACATAATCCTATGTGGTCAGATGCTATGGAGGAAGAATTTAGAAATACTTACGATCAAAATGCTTATACTCATGAAGTATTGGCAGAATTTGGTGTAGAAGATGCTGGTGTATTTGATAAAGATAAATTAGAAGCAGCTACTCGCATAGATAATTATACTTATTTCGATAAAGAATTTTATAAGCCGGTTTGGCCGGACTTAGACGATTCTAATGTAAAAAAAGTTCATATTCTTCCTCCTGGAAAAAGAACATATACGCCGAATCCATTCAGGTGTATGGGCGTGGATTAATCCCGGTCCCTTTGTTAAGTAATTAACAAATGAAAACTTTTTGAATTGCTGGGACATCCTAATAGGACAATCAGCAGCGAAATCTTATTTTTTTTAATAAGAAACGTTCAACGACTATCTTGAAAGAGAGTAGAGCCAAGCGGCCCGAAGCGGAAAGTATCCTTTATTTAAAAGGATAATGATATAGTCTAATCTTAATAGTAATATTAAGCATATTGTATGTAGCGAATACAATGTAAATTGAAATATGGGACAAAAGTCAGGCTCCAACATCGATCCTGGTGTTAGAGTATGATCCTTCATTTAATAAATTTAGAATTATTAATCGTACCGAAATTGAGTCCTCTGAATTCACATTTGATAAAGCGGTGAAAAAAATTATTGACATGAACGCTATCTATAATCCTAGTTATATCTATATAGATAGGGGGAGTGGCGAGTATCAGATGGAATCTTTAAAGATTTACGGTAAACAACATCCTGAAACAGGACTCGATAAAAAAGTTAAGGGCTGGATGTTCTCAGAAAAAATCGATATTCAAGATCCTGTTACCGGCGTTTTAGAAAAGAAACACTTGAAACCGTTTATGGTAAATCAGTTGTCTATTCTTATTGAACGTGGTAACTTAATTATGAGTCCTTACGATAATGTAATCTTTAAACAATTAATCGACTATCGTGTCGAAAAAATTACGGCGGCTGGTGTTCCAGTTTATAATAGTAATAACGAACACTTTGTCGACGCATTAGGACTTGCTTATTTAGCATTCGTAGAACATTTCCCTGAATTAACTAAACTTGTTAAAAAGGCGTCTCATGATATAGCATACTCTATTAATAGAGGATCTGTATTACCGACATACGAAAAACGAGATTTAGATAATCCTTGGGAAGATAAAAAGAAAACGTATGAGTCTTCCGATGAAGCTTGGAGAAAGTTAGGTCCAGGCGAATCGTTCGATCGTCCATCTAGAAGATTATCTCATACACGAAATAAATTTAGTCGTACATTATTTTAGGAAAATATGGAAGACAACAATAAAATTATTTATCGTCCCGATATACAACCTAAGCGACATTATGAAAGTGACGCTACTTTTGAAAAAATTCCTTCTAGAGTGTTCAACGATCCTATTCCTTGGACACCATCAGAAGAAGTTAAGAAAAGTGAAGTCGATGAATTATTAGCCGATTTAAAGACGGTATATAATTTGTTACCATACTTTCCGATTCAGATTAGGCCAATTATCGAGACGATGATTGTAACAATTACGACCGATACGATTGTCCGTATCGATCCTCCAGATCCGGAAACTCCTCTTCCTCCGGAGCCAGAAGATCCGAATATCTTTATTCCGGTCGAGCCTAAAGTTCCCGAGGTTCCAAAACCGGTTGCTCCTAAACCAGAACCTAATCATGACGATCCTTTTGGGTTCCCTGACGTTCCGATTGTCGATATTAAACAGGAACCATCTGAGAAGATCGATAAACTTGTATATCGATGGACAAAGAGTAACTTGGTTCGCATTAAGAAACATTGGATCGATAAGTTAAAAGATTATCTTCAAGATTATTTATCTAAAATGTTTCATGCTGTACAATTATGTGGAGCTGAAGATTTAACGATATTATTATTAGTATTCGATGGTTTAGCCGTTAAAACTGTATCTGGCAAAAAATGTAAAGTAGCACATGACAGTATTGTTCGTAACGATTTAATGATTCGTGAGAAGGCTAAGATGATGGCTAAGTTATACGGATCCGACGAATTAATTAAGTTTATGCGCGCAATCGAAGCGGCTGCGCAAACTCGTCAAGAATATTATAATCATGAATTTTTATCGTATTGTCCGACAATGTTAAGTCAATACGAAAATGATTTCTTGCGAGAAAATCGTGCTGTATACGATCAGAAGTATGTTAATAGTGTATATCAATATAATAAGTTATTGATGTCGTCGACAGAATTAACGAAAGACGTTTTCGATTTAACTGTTAATAGTGCATTTGCTAAAGGCGTTTTAATTAATAACGGTATTAATCCGTTCGAAAAAACGCCTGAACCAGATCCAGTATTTTATTTAAATAATTTAGCTCCTGATCCTGGTAAGGTTGGTGCTAATGGATTATCGAGTACCGGTAATTATGGTAACTTGAAACCTGGTTCATTATCTGATAGAATTATAAATGGTAGCGGAGGTACTGGAGTTATCGATACAGACTTTACGAAAGCAGTTGCATCTGGCTTGGTCGGTTCTACTATGGCAAATGGATCAGTTGGCTGCGTAGAATTTGCTACGAAGTTCGGTTCCTATTTCTCTAAATTCTTAGCCGATGAATTATCGAAAGGAACCGTTAACGTCGACGTATTGATGCAAAATGCTAGAGCTGCCGGATTACAACATGTGACTAGTGGAACACCGGCAAAAGGTGATATAATAGTATATCATAATGATGCGGAAGGTTATAACCATGTCGTTATTGCCGACGGACAAGGCGGTTATTATGGTAACTCATCTTCACAAAATAAAGGCGTTCATGGTAGCGACTTCCACGAAATGGGTGGTTGGACAAATTATGCCGGGTTCATTTCATTACAAGGAAAGTAAATGAAAATATCAGATTTTTATGAGGCTGAACAGCCCAAAAAGAAAAAAGATTCTGTCCTTGGCAGAGCAGTTAGTACTGTCAAGGAGAATCTTATTAAGGCCAAGGCAATAGCTTTTGGTCAGTTTAATCGACGAGGATCTAATCCAGGTTCTCGCACATACGATTTAGAAAGAATTAAAAATGCAATTCTTACCGATTCATATTTATCGGTAGCAATTAGAAAATTCTCTCAGCTTATTACAAAAGCCGGGTATCAAATTAAATCTAAAAATGAAGCCGCAGCTGATTATATTAATGATAGATTGCGTATTATAGAATTTCGTTCTAAAATTCCTTTTTATGTTTTAATAACTTCTATTGCAAAAGACTTGTATACTTTCTCAAATTCGTATATAATTAAAACTAGAGATAATGATACGCAAAAATTTGGAGTTAAAGCAGATCAAATTTATAAAGGCGGTTCGATCTCTGGTTTATTCTTAGCAGATCCTTGCAATGTCACAGTGCAGCGAGGAGACGATGGAAGAATTGATCATTACCTAATCGATGGAGAAGAATATTCTCCGAACGATGTAATTCATTTGTACATCGACAAAATGAATAATGCCGAGTATGGCACCTCTAGAATGTTTACCGTTCTAGAGGATGCATCTATGCTGCGGAAAGCTGAAGGATTGGTTATGACGATATTGTATCGTTTCGCCACTCCTATTTTACATATAAAAGTAGGTAATACAGCCGAAGGTCAATATGCTACTCAAAAAGAAATTGACGACGCAAGAAATGCTTTCCAAGATATGCCTAATGACGGCTTTATCGTAACGAACGAAAGAACGACAATTATGTCTGTTACTCCCGATATGAAAGATAACGATTTATTAAATTTCTTATCGTATATGGAGCAACGTATTTTTACCGGTCTCAATGCTTCAAAATCTTCGATGGGTCGAGGTGGTGGACAATCCTCAGCCGACAATACGGAAGCATTAATGCATGACGAAGTAAAAGCGTTCCAGAATGTAATTTCTTCTTTTATCGAAAAATATTTATTTACTGAATTATTGCTAGAAGGTGGATTTAATCCATTAACTAATAAAGACGATTATGTATTCTTCGACTTTAACGAAGTATCGATCGATACAAAAATTAAAGTTGAATCTCATACGATTCAAAAATATCAAGGTAACGTTATTACTCTTGATGAAGCTCGTCGTGAACTTGGCTTCGATAACGAAGTATCTGAAACGGACATGTATGCATTTAAAGTCACATTGGAATCTCAATTAGAACAAATCGATGCACAAGCAGATGCATCTATTAAAACGTCCAAAGAAACAATGCAATTACAACCGACTCAGCAAACAAGTAAAGACGGTCTAGATGAACGTAGCTTTAACGGGAAAAAGAAACAATCGACTCCGAATAAATATTTCTCGAACGATGCAAATCCTCAAAATCAAAATACAATTCAAGATAATCCGATTGCGAAAGAATTCGTAATGAAGGAATCTTTAGAAGATAATATTAAAGATTATAAGAAAAATTTTAGCGATATACACGCAAGTTACAATCGACTAGGTAATATATTGGCGAGTCGTGGCTCTACAAAGCCTGTAGTTACCGAACTCTTGAAAAAGTTAAATAAACATTTGACAGAGTCCGCAAGGCGTGGTGTTAACGATTCACATGCGAACAATAAAACTAATGGAAAGATAATTGATCCGATAGTCGATTCATTTGAAGACTATTCTTCAAAAAAAATTAATAAGATAGTCGAAGATTTAAAATCTGCGACAAAAAATAATAAAGATAAAATATACATCGATAATCAACTTTCGAAAACGGAATATCGATTAAGATTCTTATGTGATTATCTCACAAAGAAAGCTTACTGGTGGAATTACGTTCAACAATGTAAAACCGACGGTGTAAAAACAATCGAAATTCAATTCGAAAATAGCGATCATCAAAATGGCCGCATGACCCATTTCGATATCGATAAGATTACTATCGAAGATATTCCAGCTTACACTCCATATTGTAAGTGCTCAATTAAGCCTATAATGAAAGGATAAACATGGAATTCCGTGAATATCTTGGGTTTAATCCTGTAGACGTAAAAGAGTCCGCAGTCGCACACTCTCATTCTTTATCTAACAACGTTAAAGCTAAAGGATTAAAAGTGGAAATAGAAGCACTACATTTTTATCCGTATGCTACTCGTAATGATACACGTTATTACGAATCTGCAATGAGAGAGTCGTTGCATAAATGGACTTATCCTTATAACATTCCAGTTATTAAACATCATAACGACGAAGACGGTGAAACAATCGGTCGCGTTATTAATGCCGAGATTAAGGAATCTCAACGATTACCTGGTACGAAAGCATTAGTATTAACTGCCGATATTTTAACGCCTGACGCTCAAGAAGAAGTTAAAAATGGTTTGTTAGATACTGTAAGCATTGGCGCTCGCGGCGACGAAGTTCGTTGTTCTATTTGTGGACAAGATTTAGCGAACGACGGTCTATGTGAGCATGCTCGAGGAACTAAATATGACGGCGAGATGTGCTATTGGGATTTTAAGAAATTAGAACCTAAAGAGCTATCTTACGTTATTGTTCCATCTGATGCATATGCTAAGAATATTAAAGTATATGATGATAATGCAGAGCCGGCTCAAGTTGAACCGGTTCTTCCTATTAGCTCATTAGAAGGAGAACATGACGGCAATAAAATTGTCGTTAAAGAACACATGGAAAAAGAACCTAAAGTAATTCCAGCAGAAGTCGAAGCAAAAGAGTCTGCTGAAGTAACTCCAGCTCCTGCTGAAGAAACAGAAACTCCAGCTAAAGTTGAAGAACCTACTGAGGTTAAAGAATCCGAAGATACTAAATTCGAAGAATTATCTGCTAAAGTTCAAGAGCTTATCGAAGCTAAAGAACAAGTAGAAAAAGATTATAAAAATTTAGCTTCTGATTTCTTAGCTTATAAAAATGAAGTTCGTGAACAACTTCAAGCTGTTGTATCTTCTAAAGAAGAATTGCAAGAAGCAATTGATTCTGTAAAAACTGTTAAAGAAGGTCTTGAAACTTTGCGCTCTGAAAGCGAAAAAGCTTTACAAGACAATGTAACAGCCGTTAAAGAATCCTTGGAAGAAAAAATTAAAACAATTGAACTTTCCACTTCCAAAGTCGAAGATCCTGTAAAGAAAACTGAGGTTAAGCCAGTTGTCGAAGTAACTGAATCCTTATCCGATCTTTACAAATATTTTAAATAATAAGGAGCTCTATTACAATGCCTAATTTTGATCTTAGTAAAGGCCCTAATCGCTTCACCACTGGTTCTAACGGTAAAGTATTCAAAGGCCTTGGCTTCAAAGCTTTCAATAATGAAGAACGTCGTGTAACACGTACTCAAGTTCGCTTGAACACTGCAAACCATGACACTTCTAACGTATCTTACTGGTTGGATTCTCGTTTGCCAGTTGCTTTCCGTTATAACTACGCTGAAATGTACAATCAATTGGTTATTCCAAAAGGTCGTATCGTAGCCGTAGATCCTGACGTAAAATCTGCAAAAGAAAATCCTGAAATTTTCTTAAACGTATTAACACTTGCTAACGGCGGTTCCCCTGTTCGTTTGCGTAAAGCTGGCGATACTTATAATGCTGCTACTGGTCTTGTATCTCCTGTCGGCGTTGGTCAACCATTGGAAAACATCGATGTTGAATGGACTCCAGTAAATGCTGCAGCTTATACTGCTGATTTCTATCAACCATTTGCTGGCGGTAAAGGCCCTCGTGCTTTAGCTACTGATGCTGGTTTAGAAAAAGATAAAGTTACTGGTCTTTTAAAAGAAAACGGTAAACCATCTATGGCTCATCGTGCTGGTAACGTGCCTATCGGTATCATGTCCCGTAACGAAGCTACTCGTGATGAAAACGCTTGGAACGGTATGACTCCTGGTGCTATTAAAACTGACGTAATGGTAGAATTGCCTCATTTCTTATTTAAAGATAAAGCAGAGCAAAACCCTTGGGGTAGTGCTTATGGCGCATTCTTGCCTGGTGACCTAGTAAAATCTGATGAAAACGGCCGTGTCGTTAAATCTCCATTGTCCGACGAAACTCTTCTTGCTGCTATGACTCCTGCTGAAGTTGAATTTGAACGTCAACAAGTTATCGGTCAAGTACACGAAGTAAATCCTAACTTGGTTCCTGAAGGTTCCACTAAATGGATGAAATGGGCTATTGGCGATCAAGAAGAATTAGCTCAATATGCAGCTGATGGTTATGGTCGTTCTTACCGTCGTGGTGAAGATGTTTACGAAGATTATGCTTACTTCCGTGGCATGGACAACTACGAATATAATTCCTTGTATTCCAACCATGACTTGAACATGAATGCTTCCAATAACAAATTGGACATTTACGATTCTCGTATGGGTGCTAAATATGAATATATCGGTATTCCTGGCTTAACTGATGGCCGCAATGTTGCATCTACTGAACTCAAAGACGTTCTCGTAGGTCAAATGCATGCTGCTGAAGCTGGTAAAGAATACTTAGATTTCAACTTCCAAGTTCCAGATCGTTTTGTAAAACCTGGCACACTTCAAATTTCCATTAACGGTTCTGCTTACACTCCTGTAGTAAAAGGTGGTTTAATCGCTAATGCATTCGAAGTAGTTCACTATAATACAGAAGATAACTTGCTTCGTCTTAAAGTTGTAGATCGTGCTGCAGCTGACGCTATTATTAAAGCAGGTCCTAAAGAAACTGTTGATGTGAAAGTTTCTTATACTCGCGAAGGTCTTGCAGGTGTTCCTACATTCATGGATTGGGACGGCTGTGTAGGCGCAGTTAAAGTATTGTTGCAAAAATAATAGGAGTAACGCATAATAATGGCTATCAATATTAAAGAATTTTTGGAAGATGTTAATACGAAGCGTTCTGCTGCTGTTGAAGCTGCTAAAAAAGAAGGCTTGTCTCCAGAAAAAATTACAGAATCCGTAAAAAAATATGACATGATGAAAGATATGGTCGGCAAATTAAATAAACAAAACTTGTCCGACAAACATTTCTCCATCAAAGAAACAATTATGACAACAGACGTAGTTGATTTGGTTCCTCGTATCATCGAATCTAAAATGATCGAAGCTGAAGATACTCAATCTGTTATCTCTCCATTCTTCACTAAAGTTCAAGCTGGTAACACTAATGGTACTGTAGTAGTACCTATTATCGGTGAATTACAAGCTCACGAAGTTGCTGAAGGTGGCGCTTACAACGATGAAGCTGTAGAAATCAATACTTTGGAATACAATTCCATCGAAGTTCGTCCTAAAAAAATCGGTCTTAAAGTAACTCTTTCCGAAGAAGTTATCATGGACTCTTACTGGGACATCATGGAAGCTAACCTTTCCCGTATTGGTGGCGCTATGGCTCGTTATAAAGATGAATGGTGTGCTCGTGAATTCTCCGAACACGGCCATGTAGTATTCGATAATGCTTTGGCTGCTCAAAACCCAGATGCTGCTACAACAGGTCTTGGCGAAGATTCCTTGCCAAATAATACATTGTCTGTTGAAGACTTTATGTCTATGTGCTTAGCATTGATGGCAAATGATAAGACACCAACAGACGTTATCATGCATCCACTTTGCTGGTTGGTATTCGCTCGTAACGCAATGGTAGGTCAAGGCTTAACATTCGGTGCTATGGGCGCTATGAATGTTAACCCATTCGGCACAACTCAAGGTACTGGTGGTTTCGCTGGTTTATCTAACAACATGGGTCCTCAACAATTCGTATTGAACGAATCTCAAGCACGTTTCAATTTGCCAATGCCAATTAACGTAATCTTGAGCCCACGCGTTAAATTCGACAAACAAAACAAAACATTTGATATGTATGTTATCGACCGCAACAATATTGGTGCGATCGTACAACGTGAAGACTTGTCCGTTGAAAAATGGACTAATCCTGAAATCGATGTTCGTATTATCAAAGCTAAAGAACGCTATGGTATCGGCATCATGGATAACGGTAAAGGTATCGCAGTTGCTAAAAATATTTCCGCAATGCCATCCTATCCACGTCCAACTGTTGTTCGTGTAACTGAATAATAGTAGTTAACTGGAGGAGCTTTTCGGAGCTCCTCCTTTTTAATTTAAATAAAAGGAATTTATATAATATGAAACAACAACATGAAGTAATTGCCATTGTTAAATTGGCCTCTGGAGAAACTGGCTATTGGGATCGCTTGTCTCGTATGCGTTTATCTCGCAAAGAGCCTTACGGTTTCATCCATGAAAAGATGGATTTAACTAATATTCGTAAATCCGTTCGCATGGGTCGTCTAGTATTAGTATATGGAATCCTTCCAGCAGAGCAAGGTACATATTCTCCACTTATTCGTAAATTAGTTAAATCTACTAATTATGATATTGTTTCCTCTGGTTTCGTTAATCCAGAAGAGGCTAAAGAAAAAGTAGCAGAAGAAGCTAAGCGTGCTGGTATTATTGCTGAAGCTCCTGTCGTTAAAACAGAAGCACCTGTTGCCGAAGTTAAAAAAGAAGAGGTGACTGAAGATGGTTTGCAAGAAAAAGGGCAAGAAGGGTTGCAAGTAGAACCTGAAGCGAAAGCCGAAGAAACTATTGCTCCAGTAGAAACTACAGAAGAAGTTTCTGTTGAGCCTGAAGAATCTAACGAAGAAGAAACTACTGAAGAAACTTCCGAAGAAAAACCTAAAAAACGTGGTCGCAAAAAAGCTAGTAAATAAGGTGTAGCATGTTTAAAGAATTTGCTTTGGTCGACATGGCCGTTAATCCTATTGAAAAGCAAATCAAACTTTTCTTTACTGGCAATGTCGATCCAGACACTATTAATAGCGATACAATCGCTATGGTTCATGCTGAATCACAAAAAATTTATCGTTTAAAATATCGTACAAGTAAAAAATTAGTTATTATTACTGTATTGGACGACGTACTTCCAAATGAAGAATATCGTCTCGATATTAACAGAACGATTAAAGATATTACTGGTGCACCATTACAATCTAGTTTAATTAGACACGTATATTTCAATACAAGTATTTATTCTAACGTAAGAATTTTAAGCCCGGCTAATCATGAATTAGTCGATGGTACTTTTAATTGCCAATGGCAAGAAATACTTCGAGATAAACGAAGAAAACCTGTATTAGAATATCGACTCCAAATTGCAGATAATAGTTTATTTAACCCTGTTGAAATAGATACAGTAGTAGTCGAAAAACAACAGATTAGTTTTCCTAAATTAAATAAACAACAACAATATTATATTAGAGTACGTGTCGAAAAAGACGGTGAATTTGGTGTATGGTCTGAATTGGCTACGTTTACTTATGATGGCCCTGAGCGTATTAAAGATCGACTTGAAAAAGCCGAAGAGAATCCTCATAAAATAGATCCAGTATCTATTTGGGCGCCATATAATTACAAACGTAATATGCATAATAATAAAGTTAATCTCGATCAAAATCCTACGCCTTCTGGCTCTATGACAAAAGACGAAATTAACGACGCTACTTCTTTAGGACTATCTAATGAAGTAGTAAATGCATCGGGGAATACATCGACAACAGCATTAACGCCTGAAACAATCGAAAAGATTATGAAAGACGGCAATGCTAATAATACGGCGACAACTATTAAATTAGCAGACGGTACTGTTATAACAAGAGCAACTGCTGGTCAACCTGGCGTCGTAGTCGACGAAACTCCTGCCGATCAAGATATTAAACCAGTAATTATTCAAGAATTAAAAGTCCTTCAACGTCCTAGACAAGGTACAGATGACGGATTTGTATTTGAATTCGATGCCGAAATTAAAGATGAAGGTATTCTACAAAATATCGAAATCATCAGAAAGGATTTCTAATGGCAGAGCCTTTTGAGTATACGATATTTGGTAATCGTTTAGAACTTAAACCTGTCGGTGGCACTAAACCTGATTCTTTATACGAAATTAGAATTAAAAAATTAGAGTCTGTCGACGGGAAAAAAGTATTAAAGTATAAAGTCTATACGGTAGCATCAGAACAAATTAGTAATTTTTATACGCTCGGCGACGTTAATTATCTAATCAATGTATTCGATGCTAGTGATACAGAAGTTTTATACGCATTAAAAGAAGCAAGTCGGTTTGCACAGTTTCTATTAGATCAAATTCCTGGTTATGAAAATAGAGCCGACTTACCTTATCTTTTACAACAATTTTGTAAATTAAGAGCAACGTTAAGTCTTGTTAGTAAACATGCTGTAACGACTTCTACTTCCGGTAAGATTTCTGGTCATATCGGTAATATTAGTTTTGGTTCGACTGAATCTGGTGGATCTAGTTCTTCTAGTTCTAGCGGAAGTGGAGCTCCATCTTTATCTGATTTAATTAAAATGATTAAAGCCGAGATGGAGATTTTCCAAAAGTTAATTGTCGATCCTACATATCTTACTATGGGTAGAGCTGAACCTCGTGTCGGAAAACGTTCTTATACTGAAAAACGTAGGTTACATACATTCCCGACAGACTTGTTAGATAATTTATCTCGTTCTCTTAAAGCATTGAGGAAAACATAATGAAAAACCTCGATGAACGCATTAATGGTTTAATCCAATTAATGGAAGTTCCTGTATGGTTAATTCAAGCAAATAAACATATTAATTGTACATGTATGGACCCGGTTTCAAAACACGGTGATCCATTCTGTGAAAACTGTTTAGGACTTGGACATAAAATAACGATACGAGAAGCTCGTGCACACATTCAGCCATTATTCTCGACAGATAGTGCTGATAATAAATTATTTTTAATGCGTGGTTACGATATCTATCTTAGAAATGAATTTCCAGTTTTCCCAGGAGACATTATTGTCTTCAAGGATAAAATTATAAACGTTACATATGTAATGGACTGGTATTCTAATACTATGGACTGTGTTTATTATGAAGCTAATGGTGTCGACTATAAACGAAATCCAGAAGCATTTATGAAAAACTTTAAAGCATTGATCGGAGGTGTTTAGATAATGGAAGATAAGCATACTAGCTTATTAATTATCGGCAACTCCGAATATACAAATAAAACTTGTAAGATCGAGAAATTCGATTTACTTTCACAAGTCGAAGAAGAATATGGTAAAGATTCTGATTTATATCAAGCATATACGATCGCTAAAAACTATGGAGCGCCATCCATATATTTAGTGAACATGAGAACAATATCTGATTTTCAAAATATAGCAAAACAACTTATCGATTACGACTTCGCTTATATTTGTCCGACTCAGATTAAATTCTCCGATAAATATACTGATCGATATAATAAGAATTTAACCGAACATTATTTAAATTTATTATCTTCTTCTTGTGTAAAGAATAGAAGTTTTATTTTTGCTACCGATAATCATAGTTCATTATACGAAGATATCGATGCATTTAATAAAGATTATAATAATAAGTTAGCAGAGTATACTGCTATTAACAATAAGAACAAATACTTAGATAATATAATTTTTGTCGGCAACAACCTGAAATATGTGCACTTCTGTAATATAGTTGTAGCTGCGAAATTAGCAGCCACGCCTATCAATAAGTACCCCGATTTCGATGATGAGGATACTGATTTTATTATAGATTATAAAGACATGCTTCCTAATGTTTGTTATTTCAAAAATAATTATCGGACTGGTACTACTATTGAAAATTTAGTTAACTTATCTGACGAAAATCCTAATAAATCTGTTATGGTAATGCGGATCATTAATTACTTAATCAGAGAAATGGATTTCGAAGAATATATAGGTAAGAACTACCGTAAGTTTTATTTAAATAAAATAAAAGAACGGTTAGATAATTTACTTAAAGATAATGTTGGCTTTGTTCTTTACGATTATCATATTGATAGCATCGAAGAACAAATTAGTAATCATGGATATGGTGTGGACATCATTTTACGATATACATTATATCCATTATTTACAACAGAATCTTATACTGCGGAGCAAAGACTATGACACAAGAAATTAATGAACGTTTTGTACTCGACCAAGTACGACGTCAAAAAGAACAATTGGTTGCAGTCACTAATCCCGGTAGGATACTGAATAGTCGAAAACGTCTCGACCGATTACGGGCTGACAGTTCCATTAGTTTCGACGAATTTATTGCGTTACTCGTAGAACTTGTAGAGAAAGCATTTCGTGAAGATAACGTAAAGATGAGTCCTGATGAAGGCGTTACGATTAACGACCGAGATCAGGAAATCAATCATCCTTATATTTTCTTTAAAATTATTAGCGGTGTGCCTGCTAAGGATTTAAAACCAAGATTAATGGAAACGACTATTCGTCGTGCTCCAGGAAATCCTGATTATCGTCCCGACGATAAATATCCTGTTAAAGAAAATATTGAAGAAGAAGGTGTCGATGTGTATCGTCATGCATTCAGATACGTCATCCAATTTGACATCTTCGCAACTTCATACGACCAGGCTAATAAAGTTCTTAAAGAATTTGAAGAGCTTATGGTAGACTACACCGGTTATTTAAAAATGCGTGGTGTATCTGAATTACTTTACGATCAACGCTTAACTGACGAATCCTACGTTATGTATCGTGAAAAATATTCCATAAGAAGTGTTCGCTATACTTTAAACATCGATAAAATGTATGTTGTAACTAGCAAACTTATCGAACGTTTACTAAATCTTGGTAAATAATTTCTTAAGAGGTTTAAATATGGCTTTCACCTTTAAAGAGGAAATCCTTCGAGATCTTCCTGGTGTATTCGTCGAAGTCAATTCTGTAAAGAAGAAACTTTATGACGATTCTCAATTCGGTACAACTGACGCAGTTCTTTGTATCGGTACAGCATTTGATGGTCCTAACGGTGTTCCAGTACCTATTTATGATCCGACATATGCTAAATATACTTATGGCGATACTTATGATCGCACAACTAAACGTGAAGTAGACTTGACTGCAGCATTATCCGATGCTTACAACTCTGGTTGCCGTACTCTTTATGGTTTCCGTATTGGTGGTTCCGAAGCTCAAAAAGATTTTAAATTACGTTCTGACGATACTCTTCGTTTACGTGTAAAATCTCGTTTCCCTTCCAATAAAGCAAAACAAGTATATTTTACTTTCGATAATACTCCTGGTCAAGAAGTTTTCACATTGTATAAACCAGTTTCTAAAGCAACTGCTTATGAACGTTACAATGCAATGGTTAACGATGAAAACGAAATGATCAAAATCGACATTCAATTAGGTTTGATGGGTGCAGGTTTTAATGCCGACACTACTATTAGCGAAGTAATTCGTTATATCAATAAACACCAATTGAATAACGTCGTAACTCTTTCTATCGTAAACAAAAAAGGCCAAGACGTTACTCTTCGTAACGACTCTTATGATTTAGCTATGGGTTCTATCTTCCCTGGTACATATTTCATCGGCCGTAAACGTTCTTTGATTCCATGCCGTACAGAAGTTCGCACACATGTAATTAAAAACAAAAAATCTCCTAAACCTTTCGGTTCCTTCACTGGTAAATATTTCCATACATTGCGTATTAACACAGACGTTAATGCTGAATATCCAATCTATTCTGTAATGGATAAAGACCTTAATGAAGCTTTCGTAACTGTCGGTTTGAAAATGTATTCTCATAACGATTATCTTTTGACTCCTGGTGCATCTGCATTAGCGTTCGAAGAAGACGATAAAGATTATGAAGATACTAATATGACTAACTTCCAAAAATACATGAAGTTAGGTTCCGGTTTCGCAGTAACTGCAACTGCATTCCCTCGTACAAATTCTACTGGTCAATATTTAACTCCTCGCGTTAAAGAATCTGAAGTTAAAGATAAACAATACATTACAGCTATCGGTGAAGGTGCATACTCTGTATTGCAAAATGCCGATATGCCTTATCGTGTATTAGGTTCTCAAATCTGTTCTGACACAGTAATCGGTGGCCGTTTACCTAAACCAAAAGATTTCTTAAAAGCATTCCCTATCGACGTAGCTATGGTTAATACTGTAGCAGCAGGTGCTCCTGTAGTCGATACAGAAATGTTTAAATTAACTCCAGTAGTTAATACTAAAGACGTAAAACACGCACCTCGTTCTTACAAATTTAGTTTCGTAAAAATCGAAGATGCTGATGCTATCGTTGATAGTGCTATTTATCAAAACGAAGTATTTACAGTTATTCCGACTGTAGCTAATGAAGCAGCTCTCGATTTAGATAATAAAACTTACGAAGTTGGCCAAACATTCTTCTTGCAAGATACTAAAGAAGTTAAATCTATTACTTTCGACGGTAAACTTCAAAACGCAGTATCTGCTCATCAAAAATTCAAACATTTCGTAACTAGCGATAAAATTATTGAAGCTGAACCTGCTACTGGTAACACAGTAACATTTAAAGACATTGCTGCTCTTACCGATCTTCAATACGATACAGCTATGAACGGTTTGTTATCTGATGCTGATGCAACTACTGCTGCATACTATGCAACTACAGCTGCTGCTTCCGCTGCAACTGCCGGTACTGCTAAATATGTATTGTTGTCTGTAAACGACGTTCTTTATGTCGGTAAATATGACGGCGGTCAAGTAACTCCAATCGGCGAATACGATATTCTTATTAATAAAGAATCTCGTGACGACAAAGTGTTAGCTTACGTTGAAAACTTCGATTGTGTCGACAACCGTGTTATTATTTCCGTAACAGACTTTAACTATCGTACTGTAGCAGAATTCATTTCTGACTTGAAAGATAATGTAAACTTTGCCGATACATTTGCTGTTGAAATGACAGACAACGGTATCGTAGAAAAAGACGCTCTTATCGAAGAAGTATTGGAACCAGTATTGGTTGGTGGTAAAGTAGCATTAGCCGATCTTAAAGCTGACCGTACAATCGATTACGATTATACTATGCGTATTCCTTACCGTACTCCAGATAACTTCGCTCGTCAATTCGCTCAACATTGTATGTACACAGAATTAAAAACTGCACATACTCATGGCGTAATTGGTATGGAACGTATCTCTGACTATACATTGTCTGGCGTAGAACAAAAATTCCAAGACCTTAAAAATCTTGATTTACATCTCGATTTGAAACGTGCTAACGGTCAATCCGTAATCGATGATGACGGTATGCCTGTCGATATTGGTCGTGCAATTTCTTGTACTTTCTTCCAAAACAATGTACCTGTTTACAACTCTACTTACGCTTATGTAGGCAACGGTGCTGGTGCTTATGCTGGTATGGTTTCTGCATTGCCTGTAGAACAATCCCCTACTAACCAAAAAATCGGTGTTAACCCATTGTTCGAATTGACTACTACTCAAATCTCTGATTTGACTAAGAAAGGTATCGTAACAGTTAAAAACACATTTACTCGTGGTTATGTAGTAACTGATGGCTGTACAATGGCTGACCCTACTGATGCGTTGTCCCGCTTAAATAGCGTTCGTATCATCGGTGCTGTTGAAAGAGCTATCCGCCGTGTTTGTGAACCGTTCATCGGTAAACAAAACAAAAACTCCGTTCGTGATGCTATCCGCACAGGTTTGACATCTGAGTTGAATAAACTCAAAGGTGTTTTATTATATGATTACATTTTCGATATTGCTAATGACGTAACTGCTCTTCAATATACTTATATTGATATCAATTACACAATTATGCCATTTAACGAAATTCGTCAAATCAATAACTACATCCAAATTCGTCAACCTGGTACCTAGTATTTTTTAAATAAAGAAGGAGGGGGCGGCATAATAGTCGCCCCATTATTTAACACATGGCTTACTCTAATAACTCTGGTGTAACTACAGCGTCTGAATACACTCGTAGTTATACTACTTTTTCCGGCTGTGATATCGTAGCTACATTCGGTTCCGAAGTAGTTGCAGAAATTCAAGGTATTACAGTTTCTATTAACCGTGAAAAGGCTCCGGTCAACGTGTAGGCCGTCCTAATCAGAAATGATAAGGTTATTAATGCGGAATTAAGCGGGAAGGCTAAGTACTATATAGTATATGCTAATCCGAACCGAAGGCTTAACTGAGTTAGGTCAGGGGCAACGCATAGATGGTGAAAAGATATAATCCGTCCACGAGGCCGCATTACGATAATTACAGATTATCCAGTATTAGGAGTTAGTACTGCTTAACGTTAAACGAAGGTAAAAATTTATGCTAGTCTGGATCAGAATAGACTGATCGATGCAAATGAAGGAAACTTCCAGAGAATAAGATAAAAAACTTATTGATAATCATTTTCACTACACATTTGGTTCAGCAGAACCTCGCTCTATTTCGAGAGGTAAGAATACCACTTTTGCTTCTCCTTTGCAGTAATGCAATGCATAATTAAACTCTGTGATATGCTGGAAACCCCTTAGAGCCTTTAGTACCAAAGTGTGACAATCTAAAGGATTGGGCAATCAGCAGGCAGCGTAAGCGCCTCAACGACTATCCGTAAGGAGTACATCATAACAGCTGATGGAAGTGCAGAGCTCTTTATATCTATCTGAGGTATTGCTATATTTATCTTCTTGTAATATAATGAATATATAAGGAGGTCATAGATATGGCAAAATACAATTATAATTTTGAAATTTTAGAAAAAGAATCGCCTGAAAAATATTATTTTCTTGGTTTTTTAGCGGCAGATGCTTATATATCTGATAAAGGTATTAACTTTGAATTAAATGTCAAAGACAGATATATGGTTGAAAAACTTAGAGATTATATTTGTCCAGAGAAGCCTGTATACAATCATGAAAAAACAAATTCTGTAGCTTTTTCAATAACTAACAAGAAAAAATGCTCAGAGTTAAAAAAATATTTTTCAATGACTAGCAACAAAAAAACTGAAGAAATTAGATTTCCAGAAGTACCAGATGAATATCTTCGAGATTTTATTCGAGGGATAATTGATGGCGATGGAAATATTAATACAACTAAAGGATATAAAGGAAATAAAATTTATATTGGCGCCAGATTAAGAATTCTAGGCAGTGAAACTTTTCTAAAAGAATTAAATGAAAAAACAAAATTATTGTATCCACATAATACTAATGCTATAAGTAAAAAAGGCAAGGAAAACATTTATGTTGTAACTTATAATTTTAAAACAGCACGAGAATTATTAAAAATAATTTATTATGATGGATGTTTATGTTTAAAAAGAAAATTTGATAGATCTAGAGATGAAGATATAGTCTCAACATTAGTGAAAACTAAATGATAATCATTCTCAAAGAAAAGAGGTATTGCCGGTACTATTGTATTCACGTTATTTGACCGTGATGCTCTAGTCGACGCACTTGCTGTTCGTGCTGCAAAAGCAGCTTATTTCCAACGTATCGGTGGCGATATTAACTATCAACCGTATACAATTACTGAATGGGATACAAAATTAACTAACATGGTAGTTAACTCCTTGGGTTCTAACGGTAACGATAGCCAAGTAGCTTCTACTAACCCATTCAAAGTTACGCAAAACGTAGCTATTCAATCTACGCCAAAATACTCTGACGAAATTCCTCCATTCGACATCACATTGTCCTTTGCGAATGAATATGGTCAATCCGCAGTAATGGTTATCTATGGCTGCGAAATTTTGAACGAAGCTTCTAGCTTCTCCGTAGATTCTACAACTACTGATAAAGCTTGTACTTACATTGCTCGCTCTGTCGATTACTTGCAACCAGTAGAAAATAAATATTTACTTGACAACAAGTATTAATAAATTTGGCGAGGAAGTTTTTCCTCGCCTTTTTATTTTTCTAAGGAGAATTAGGCGTGAATCCTCAAGAAAACACAAATCAAATCTTTTTATATCTAAATCGTGGCTTACAAACATTGATCAATGATGTCCTAGTTTCTGGTGAATATCCTATCGATATGAAATCAGAAATGTTAAAAGTTTGCTATGACATTATTGATGAGCACAATATTGAGCTCAAAACTCATATTATCACGTTAGTCGATAATAGAGTAAAACAATATATGAAGCTATACAACTTAAAGGTGAAATATGCCAACTGATTATTCTTTAGGGAATAAGGAAGTAATTCAGACTTCTAAATATACAAGAACTTATACATCCTATAGTGGATGCGATATTGTGGCATCTGTAAATATCACGATCCCAGGACAAGATATGATTTCATATGTTTTCGGGAGTGTTCAAACTTTCTCTTATAGTATTCATCAAGAGAAGTCTCCTATACGAACATTGGGTGATGTTAATGCTATTACGTATGTAAGCGGCCCAAGAACTATCGCCGGCTCTATTGTATTTGCAGTATTAGATAAACATGTTATCTATGAAATATTTGATGAAGTTACTAAGCGTGGCAATTATTTAAATAAACATTATTTAATGGATGAATTACCTGTATTTGACGTAACATTATCTTTTGCGAATGAATATGGCCACCAATCTACTATTAGCGTCTATAATTGTACAATTATAGACGAAGGTCAAATTATGTCGATTAACGATATCTTAACAGAAAATACATATCATTATTATGCAACCGATATCGATTATATGACAGAGTCTAATGACTATTATAAAATAAATGAAAAAAGTATTATTGAATCTAATCCATGGTTAACAACGACTAACGCAAAAGTTTCTCGTTATAATCCTAAGATTCAATATGGACAACATGTATTAGAACTTTCTAAAGATGGATATTATTCTTTTAAATCTTATATGGAAGCTCTTAATCGTAAATATAAAAAATTAGCCGATCAGTTTATGGGCGAAAAAGAATCTGAAAAGATGGCACAGCTTAAAAAAGATTATTATGATTTACGTACTGAAGCTGAACAATATTATCCATCTCAAGCATTGCTTTCTAAAAAGCAAAAGAAAGTTAGATTCCTCGAACATAAAAGAGTTAAAATAAATAAAGAATATGATAATTTCAGAACGTCTTTGTATACGTCTAGACGTGATGTACCCGATTACTCTAAATATCGCTTAGACGGCAAAATTCGCGATTCTAAGGATATTCCTGATTATAGTAAATATCGTTTAGATCCTAAAAAGGATAATAGCAATATTCCGTCTTACGATGAATTTAGAAAAACTGAAAAACGTAAAGATACTAAACTTCCAGATTATTCTAATTTTAGAAAAGATATTAAAACAGTCGATGAAGAAGACGCTACTAAATATCGTCTCGATGAAAATGGGAATATCGTAATTATTACCGATAACGTTACTAATAAAAAAGAAGGAGGCAACGAAGAACTTGAGCACATCTAGCATTACTTTTTTGTGGCAATTTGAAACATTCGTTGCCCTCTATTGTAACGATTATTTTAACGGTCATACAGAGCTATATGTCGATGACGGAAACGAACTAACTAAATATGAATTAGAAGAACCGACTGCTATTATTAACGATTTACAGTCTGGCATCTATCGAGTATTTAGTAAAGGGCCTGACGAACAATCTGAAGATAAATATATCGAAGTATATCCAGAAGGTTTAGAATATCAGCTGACATATTTAAACAATTTAATCTTCAATGATGAGTTAAATAAAGAACTTAAAGATTTTATTATTAAAATATCTGATGAGCGCGGATTGAATTTAGTCGAAACTTTATATTTTTCTTATATGACTAATCAAGAAGAGAAAAATAAGTACCGATTATTTTATTTATTATTGGCGACGATTAAACATTATAATACTAATAATTTTTATAACAACATCGATAATAATAGTTCTTTTTATTTAAACTCTGATAATCAATCATTATTGCATCCTAATATCGTAAATGGATTCTTAGAAGGTAAAATTAATTTATATAAGTTTACCGGTAAGTTTTACGAGTATCAAGATACTATAACGTTTAAAGATGAAAATATCGATTTAGGCTTTTTAGATAAAGATTATTTATATCGTATCGATTTAGTTATTGATCAGAATATCATTAATTCTTATTATACGATTCATCCATCTTTAACGTCGGCTAATCTTATCTGGGATAAATTAAATATAATTGCGACTAAGATAAGTGATTTAACAGATAGTCTTCGATATCTTCCGTTAGCGTATCAATTATTTGACGACGATACAAAATTAGCGATTAGTATGTTATTAAATAAGCATATCGATAATCCTGTATTGCAAATGCCTAAGATCGTCGTAGAAGACGGCGAAATAACGGCACTTATCGATGGCGCTAATCAATATCAAGATATCGGCCCGATTTATTTCTGTATAACAGATGTAGAAGGATTGGCGGCCGATCAAGTATTAGTTAAAAAAGAAATCAATAATTTAGTAATCGATTTGCCGACACAAGGTAATTCTATTTATGACGGCAATTACTTTAGTTATTTATCCGATAAAGATAATAATATTTTAAGTCCGATTTGTTTATTTAATATCGATCAAGATATCGAACATAAATATATCGAAGAAACTCTTCGCTATGAACAAACTGGTTTATTAGTATTCTTAAAAGAAGAATTTGAATTAGAAGACGTAAATAAATATTATCATTATTTTACAGATTGTATTGGTAATAGCGATGTAACATTATCTAATTATTATGACAAAGTTATCGATCGATTCGTTCAAATTAATCCGTATGATGAATTGCTCGACATGATTCATTATTTAAATGTATATCGTTATTCTAAACAAGTACATAAAGATATCGGTATGTATGTATATAATCAAGAAACATCTCATCGAGTAATCATACCGAACGATATTAAGAATATGATAGTATCTGCTGTTAAATTTAAACGCGGAGAAAACTATCGTTTTGAATATAAAAAAGTAACAGATAATGCTGCATATATAACATATGATGATGCAGACTATACTGTAATATCTATATACGATAAAGAAACTAGAACTCATACTGGATTAGTTACAGTATGGAGAAATGGTAACGATTATTATTTGGCTAATTGGAATGTTCTAGTTAAGAACCAAATAGACTTTTAAATAAAAATGGAGTATAATATATTATGAGACGAAAGCGCTTCGATAATCATTTAAGCAGTCTATTGTCCTATACAAATAAAAACGTTGAACAAGAAATAACTCGATCTTCGTCTGGGTATACTAAAAATACTCCGACATATAAAAGATATTATTCTCAGATCGATGCAAATGTATGGTTTGGTGATAAATTAGTTACCGATATCCAGAATATTAATTATGGATTATCTCAACACGATATGCCATTATTCGGTTATAATTCTTATATATATGACGAATTAGCTATCGGTAATCGGTTAGTACAAGGAACGTTTACGATTAACTTTACTGAACCACTTTATATCGATAATATGATTAAAAAATATCAGAAAGCAACTTTAATTGCTGAAGATAAAACAGAAGAAGTCGAATATAAAGAAATTGTTCAGCCACATCGATTATCTCAAACCGTACAATCTAATCCTGAGCATGATGCTATATGGAGACAAGGGTTTGAAATCGATATTGTATACGGACAAGATGACGATGTAATGGGTCAACCATTACATGTTATTTTATTAGACTGTCATATAATGAATGTACAAACAGTACTCGATTCTTCTGGTCGTCCAGTGTTAGAGCAATATCAATTTTTAGCTCGAGATCGTAAGGTAATTAATAGCTAAGGACAAACTGATTTATGACAACTAATAACAAGAAGAAACAAAAGTTTAATAATCAACAACATAAAAAAGGTATCGACATTAAAGAAACTCAATCTGTAAAGGATACAAATAATCCTGTCGACAATATTGATCGTGAAATGACTGGTGGTATCGATGTTGTCGAAGTTACGACAACTGAGCATGACGATGATTTCGACCCTTCTAAGACCGAATATTTAATGAATAGTGAAGCTGTTCGTATTCGTAAAGAGAATAAAAACGTTCGATTTTTTCGAATGTTAAACGATCAGTTTATCGTATATAAAATTATTACTCGTGCCGAACAACATCTTATGACTAATTTATCTTTTGAACAACAAGCTGAATTCGATGCAATTACAGATTATGAAGAACGCATCCAAAAATTAGAAGATTTGCGTAGCGATAATATTCTTCGTTATTTCGTTTTATTTCCACGCCCAGAACGAATTGAATACTGTAAAGAAACATTCGGTGGTTTTATCGATACTGTCGTAAATGAAATTTTAGTAAACTCTGGTTATGAAAAGAATACTATTTCTAATCCATTGTAAGGTGTGTTAATATGGAAGAATTACGTTTCGATGAAATATTCACACAGCTAAAAGATAAATATAAAACTGTTTTTACTTATACAGGATTCCCGGACGGTATCGTAATTTATCGACCATTGACTCGCTCACAATACTATGAATTGTTTGAAAATGAGCAATTAATGGATGTTGAACGTGAAGATATTGTTTGCTATAATTGTATCTTATATCCTGAAAATTTCGATATCGGTGCACAACCAGCCGGTCTTATTGCCGACTTAGCACAAAAGATTCTCGACGCTAGTTTCATGAGTAAACGTGGCCGAGAAATTCTTTATTTAAATGCTGTCGACAATATGCAAAATGTCGATAAACAAATTTCTTGTGTAATCCATGAAGCATTCCCTGAATACGATATAGAAGATATCGATAACTGGGATATGGTTAGAACAATGGATTTCTTAGCAAGAAGCGAATGGATTCTTAAAAATATCCATGGCCGTGGTGGCCTCGACATGGAAAAACTTCTTGATGCTGGTAGCAATGTATCATTTAAACAAGATGATCCTCGTTTATTTAACGAAGAAAAACAATATTTCGATAAGTTAAGAGAACAACGAGAAAAACCTGCGTCAGAAGAAATTAAGAAACCAAAACAAACAGTTAAACGTCCTCAAAGACGTAAACAACAAATGTCTGAAGACGAACTAAAAGCTATGTTCCCAGAAGCATTTGTTAATCAAGGCGATGAAAACTCTATTCGTGAAGTAGCATTGAGCGGTAAAAATCCTCATGATATGACACTTGCAGAATTAGCTGAACTTAGAAATAATAATTAAATTAATATAACAAGGGAAAAATATGGCTGACGATTATTTATTTAAAGGAATAGAAGCTCCTTCCGATAGTCCTGCCGACTCTTTTGTTGATACAGTAGCGGCTGCCGGCGGACTCGTCGGGGCCGCTTTTGCTTTTTCTAGAACAAAAAGAGGGGCGAGAGTTTTATCTAAACTCGATCCTATTATAGGACAAGTAGAACGTAGACTCTCAAAAATTACAGATGACGGTGCTAATGCGATTACGCTATCCGAATTAGAAGGATATGCTAATCAAGCATTACGAGGAAATTTTCCCAAACCTTCATCTGTCGTAACTGCCGACAAGCAAACCGATATTATTCGAGATACGGCTAATCGTATATTAAATCTACAAGCTGATGCAGAAAAGTATTCACAGAATTTGTATCATGCTCAAGTAATAGATACGATAGCAACCGATTTTAAAGATGCCGGCGTTAATCAAGCAACGATCGATAATATGGTCGACGCTATTAATAGCATTGTTCCATCTCAACGATATGACGGCAGTCTCGGATTCTCTGAACGTCTTAAAAATACATTAAGAGATGTCGTTATGGATGGCGAATCAGAGCATGCAGTATTTGATGATACAGATGTAGCATTAAGAGCTATTCAAAATCTCGAAAGAAAAAGTAGCTTAGAAGACTGGCAAAGTGTTGGTGGTCGTGGCGAAAAAATTGTTGAGAATTTTATCGAGAATCAGATTAGAGATGCTGGAGAGTTATTATCTAAACATCAGGCTAAAAAGACTGGAGAAGTTCACGACTTTGCTCTTGCCGATTATTTAAAAGAAAAGCAAGTTAATGCTTCTATCGATGAAGGCGCTCTCGATGTCCCGATTGTATCTCGTAACGGTAAACGAGATATCATCGATATCGATAATGCTCTCGATAAGATACGTAGTAATGACAGAACTGCTTTTTTAGCCGATCTATTAGAGAATGCTAAATATAATGACAGTACTAAATATGTCGATGGCGAAATATTAAATACTCCGAATTTAGATAAAATAAAATCTGAAGCAAAAGGAATTGTCGGCGATACATTAGTCGGTAAATTATTTGGTCTCGATGATTTATCGCCTAGAAATCAATTGGGTGTCGACGTTTATTCTAATGCTCAGTTTAAACTCGGTATGGCTAACTTCCAAAAGGAAGGTACGCTATTAGTTCGTAACCGCGATAAGCTATATCGTCAAGATCTTACGACCGGTAAAATGGAAGAGATGGATATTAGCGGTTATAATTGGCAATCTGCTAATGACGATATCGTTCATTATGGTCGTCTAATGAATCAATATGGAGTTCAACAAGAGAAAACTAATTGGGCTCAACTTGGCCGAAGTGAAGGCGCTAAACGATTAACCGATGTCGACGGCAACAATTTATACGCATTAAGAAATATAAACATAGATCAATTAAGCGAATCAGAGTTATCTGCATTAGGCAGACGTGCCTATTCTCATGCTCGTGCCGTACAAAGTATCGATATCGATTTAGAAAAGAATACTGAAAAAATCGTTCTCGATTTAGCCGCATCAAAAGAAGGCATTAAAAAAGATACACTTTCTAAAATACGTGATGTATATAATGCAAAAAGCGAAAGTGCTAAAAGAAGAATCTTACGAGATATCGACGTTGATCAGGTCGATAACTTAGATTTATTAAGTGTCGTTAAAGCGGCTAGTGACGGCAAAAAAATTAATGCAAGGCTTCGCGATGACGGTATCGGTATTGGTAGTGAAGCATTATATAAAATTAAATCTGTTGAAGAAACAGTTAATGAAGCTGTCGTTAAAAATGCTGTCGACTCTTTGGGTAAAACACAAGCCGAAGCTTATGCTAAAATAGATTCTTTAAACATATCTCCAGGTGAAAAACAAAAACTGAAAGATATGTATACTATCGAAAAGTATAAAAAAGAATCTGGCATTAACGTTATTAAAGATCGACATAACTTTAATCGAGATAAGCAAGATATTGGTTCTGCTGTATTTGATAAGATACAAAAAACGTTAGACGATAGTCCTGAAGCCGATAGAATACTCGGTCATTATTTAGGTAACGGTAAAGACATTCATTTTGACTTCGGCAAAAAGGGAAATGCTGCCGCGCCAGTTTTAGCAAGAAAATCACTCGACGTTAAGAAGATAATTACTTCTTGGAACAGTGGCGATCTTAACGGAATAATGCAAGGCATCTCTGATTCCGCTAAAGGATTATTTGCTAATTCTAAATTAAGTCAAACAACGTTCTTAGGTAAAATTACTGGCGGTCATTTAGATTTCTCTAATAATACGACAGGCAATGATTTATCAGTAGCAGGAGCATATTTATATAAGATGGGACATCGTTTAAGCGGTGGCCTTAATATGCTTGATCCTGGTGCATTTACTGGTGTCGTAAATAACTGGTTAACTAGAGGCATTGCTCAGTTTGTTAATATTGGACATGGTCTTGGTCTACATGAAAATGCTACAAGAAGTAGTTTAGAAATCATCGATAAACTTTTATTTAAACGTGTATTGCCGGCTAGTTTTTTATATACTCAATTAGACTGGGCTGACGATACATTTAATTTAAATGAAAACTTCCAGACTGGTTTAGCCAACATTGATTTAGGTTTTAGAAAATTTACCGATGCTACTGGATTAACGGATACATTTAAATTAGCTAAAATGGCTAATCCGATGGCACAATATATCAGCGGTGACTATCGTCCTTATCAATCTTATGAAGAACGATTAGATTATTATCAAAACGGCAAAGATCCGATTAGAGCTGGTCGTTATTGGGTATGGGGTTCTTCAAATGAATTCCGTGGTTCTAGTATTTCATACTGGGAAGACAATAGTTTAAAATTAGCTAAGTCTGATTATAAGACTGAAGGTATTTATGGCGGCTATTTTAATAAATGGATGCACAGCCCAATACCGACATTATCTAACCCTTTATCTCCATTAATATATGCTCTTAATCCTTATTGGCTAGAAGAGATGCATTCAGAAGATAGACCTTATTTAGAATCAGGTCCTTTATTTGAATCTAATACTCTTCAAGGTTTAATTCTTAATCCGACATTAGGTGAGATAATTAAGCCGAAGAAAAAATACCATGAGGATAGAATGTGGTTTGGTCGTGACGTTAAAGCAGTCATGTACCATATGAACCAACAAATACAAGAGCAGTCTCAAGATACTCGTTATTTAATATTCCAAAATGGACGTCTTGGTGTATATGATTTTACAGCATTCGATCATCCTACTGATAACGAATATGTACAAAGTGGCGATCAACAATATGCTCCACAAGCACCGATGTATGCATCAGCCGCCGATTACGTTAAATATATCAATCCTGACGGAACAGTAAATCCTGAAGTAGCAAGTTTACAACCGGTAACAAGTGGTACTGGTAGTGCTATTTCAGCAATGAATAATGCTATTTATTCTGGTAGCTCTCCTTATACTAATCCTAATGGTATGTATATACAGCAACGTGTTAGACGTGGTAGACCTAAAGGATCTCTCGAAGAGATTTTAAATAATGCCGACCTATATAATAATTTGATGAATTCAAATGGCGGTCGCGATTATTTAGATGAATTACAAACTACTTCTAGATTATTAACCGGTATTTATGGTTATATTGGTTCTAGTGTATTCGGTCGTGATGAATCTAAATTTATTGCTAATGCTGGCGATATCGATTCATTTACTCGTCAATTTTGGGATGCTGGTGTAGGCGGTCTCGGTGGTGAAACAGCCGAAATCGGTCGTCGTTTCTTACCAGAATTTTCAAGAAGACGACGTGTTAATCCATTGATGAATACGATGGCAGAACAGCATGCTTGGCTTCCAGAAAAATTCTATATGGGCGATGCTTATACGAAAGTTATAAATGGTGAGGCTCGTCTTCCTGGCGCAGGGTATGAAGCTATTAATCAGTTGCATCCAGACCAATTTGCTTCTGATGGATACGGCGCTATTGATCGATACAAAATATTAGCCGATATAGCTCCTAATAGTCCAGAATATAAATATTGGAAACAAATCGTTAAGATGATGAACTCTGACGAAGCCAAAAAAGTATTACAAGATACTGAAGAAATGGTTAAATATCAGGGTAAAAAACACGATTTCTTTAATTATAAATTCTTAGGTAAAACTACTGTATCTCAAGATGGCCATATCGAAGAAGTATTATCTAACGGTAAATTTAAAATTGCTGGCGACGATCGTTTATATCAAATTGCCGGTGTTAAATTTAAAGAAAACGGCTTTATGTCGAAACAACAATTATTACAAGTTATCCAACCAGGACAACGTGTAACAATGCGTATCGACGATGAAGAACGTACCGATAATCCAGATGCACCACAAGCTCCGATTCGTGCAGCGTTATTCTTGAACGGTGAGAATATTTCAGATACATTACGAGAAGTCGGTTTAGCTGAATACGATATGGACGATAGCTCTGCAGCTGGTGCATATGCTAACTATAATACGTTTGGACGTATTTTCGGTAGTGCTGCCGAATTGGTAACGCATGCACAGATTCCGATTCTCCATAGTCAATTCATGAGAATTAACGATCCATTAGAAGAATATCGTAGCGATCAATTATACGGTAGTGGCTTTGCTTCATGGGAAGATATTATCGATACAATGCTCGTTCCGACATTTGAGCAAAGTAAAACATCGTTCGTAAAAGATTTGGTAACCGATAGTGCATATCGTTATTATAAAGGCATAAACAGTCGAGCTTTAGATAATGTTTCTAAATCTAGATTAGCTGTTGCTAAATTTGCTTCGACATATTTAGATGGCCCAGCACTAGCCGGTGAAATCACAGGTCGTTTTACTTTTGTCGGCGCGAATGCTGTCGAACGTAAAGAAAAGTTATCTCGTGCATTTAGATTTGCTGGCAATGCATTTGCAATGGCAACATCGACCGATGATCCTATGTATGCAACATATGCATGGGGACGTATGGGTTATGATATCGGTAGTCATTTAAATCTGTTCGATAAATTCATCTCGGATGAGTCTTCTATCGGTAGATTTGCCGAACATTTATTTGGTAGCGTTGATAACAAAGGCATTGAAAGTTTAGTCGATTTTGCTAAACGAACTCGTGCTAGTCGTATGCTACAAGCTGCCGCTTTTGCCGGTACTGGTTTAGCGATTGCATTAGCTAAGAATAATCCGATTACCGAAGCTCTCGGTCTCGATCATGTATATACTCCAGATAACGTAGAAAAGCGTTGGGATACAGAAGAATATTTCGATAGACTTCGTTATATAAAATACATGGGTTTATACGAAGCAGCTAAAGAAAAAGCAAAAGCCGAAGAAGGCGTCGATGTCGATAAATTGTATCAACATCAAGAAGCTCTTCGTGCCGAAATGGATGGCGACGTATCGATTACTGATATGATGGCATCCGTATTAACTTCTGGTACTCCGTCTAACGATCCATTAGCGCAATGGATTAATAAAAAATTCGGTCGTTTAAGTGAAGATATGACAACGCTTGCTGCTGGCGAATGGACAGAACAAGCTATTATGTATCATCAAGTAGCTGAGTCTACTGTATATGCGTTAAATAAAGATAGTGAATATTCCGATATTATTCGTGCATTACCTAGTACCGAAAAAGAATATTTCGTCGAATTTGCTAAAGTAACGAACGATAAACAGCGTCGAGCTATTTTACGTAATGTATCTCCATCATTAGCTAAAGCGTTAAGACTTGTATGGTATCAAGAAGAAACTGAAACAGAATCTAATGAATCATACTTTACGACTCATAATCTTCCTGGACCATTATGGCAAGGTTGGGAAGCATCTTCTAACCTTGAAGATATTAAGGCAAAAGTAATATATAACGAAGGAATGCAATTTGCAGACTTCGGAATTTATTCTTCGACATATGAAGATCCAGAAGTTATCAATGCTCCTAATATAGAGAATATTAGGAACGGCGATGATCCTATTACTGTCCGAGCTAAAATTAATACTGTATTAAGTGGTATCGGTTTAACCGAGAAACAAATACAGGTGAATCCTACGCAACAAGATGGTATAATAGATATAGTAACTAATGTAACTTCTGTTCTTGGTTACAAAATAGACAAAGCGTTATCATTCTTATAAAAGGATTAAATAATGGATCAAGATTTTACTTATATAACTAGGAGACCGACATACGATGCTTTTAATAAAGAATCGTTTGGTCCTCCTAGTCATCTTATTGAATTATTAGAAAAAGCAAATTTAAATAAAAGAAAGGATATGACGCTGGCGATTGAGTCAGCGTCTAATTCCGCTTTATCGTTAAATAATAAAGCTAAGGCATTGCCGTCTTCTGACGCAAAACCTTATTTCTTCGATATTGAAACAATTCCGTCTGTACTCGTAAATGTCGACGGTCAAGATAGAGCAGTTAGAACACCAGATATTATTTGGCAGTATGCTGCAAAAGACGAGAGCGGTACTCGTGTCGTTATGAATGGCTTAACAAAAGATCAAGCATCTTTGTTGCGATTAAAATTTGATAACGGTACATTTAATTACGATACCGCAACTCGAGAAGAAAAAGTTGCTTACGATACACTAGCTCGTATCGGCAAGAATGCTAATAATATGAGTTCTGGTGGTGCACTCGAAGCATTAACAGATGCTGACGATAAGACTAAATTAATTGGACGTGGTATCGATTATTTATCTAACAATCATCAAGATGGTTTAAATAATATAGCTAGAGAAATAGATCAACATATTTCTTCTGGTACACAAGTAATCGGTTTTAACAGTCAGTTCTTCGACGTAAATAAAGTATCGACTGCTTTGCGTGAGTCTCCTGACATCACGAGAACATTAGGGACAAGAGCTGTTAATAAAATAGCGACTAAAAATCATTTCGATATTTTTAAGACGATTAAAACAGCTATTACGTTAGACCCTGAAGCGATGTCTCAAGCTTATAAAGATTCTATATTGCGTGGAGCTAAACAAACTAAAGGTGGTCGTCTTGGAGCATATTATATTAAAGGTTCTAGTTTACGACAAGAAGACTTTGCTCGTATGCTCGGTATCGATGTGTCTAAAGCCCATGATGCCGGCGCCGATATTTCTGCGTTAGAGCAATTATATAACAATGAATATTTCCGATCTTATTTAGAATCAGCTTCTAAAATAATTGCCGAAAATAAATCGACAATGCAAGAAATTAAAGCTGGTACATTTGTAAGCAATATTAATTCTGTATGGGGAAGAAACTCTGGTCTATTAACGTTTGAACGTAATGGCGGAGAGTATATTTTCCCAGAATATAATATGCGTCATGTCGACGGTAAGAATTATACTGCATATCGAGGTTCTACTTTTAAGACGAATGCTGTTTATGAAGTAAGTAAAGTAATGAAACTCGACCATAACGATCTTAATCTCGGTCGTTATATAGCAGAGAATGCTGGTCAGCTCGGTATTAACGGTAGCCATGATTTACACATGGTAGAACTAACCGGTGGAGATGGAGCATTACGATATATTGTCGGGACAAAAGAAAACTTAGAAAATCAATTTATGGAATCTTTTGTACCGATTGCTCAACGAACTAAAGATGGCATGCAATATAATATGCCTGGCATGAAAATTGCGACAAATTCTTTAGGTATCGGTATGGCAAATACGGCAGAAGATACTTTTAATAATTTACTAGTACATTCTTATCAACGACAATCTCGTGGTAACGTTATCGATAAAATTCAGTCTGCGACTTATAGTCGAGAAAACTTTGTTATCGATCCTATCGTTAGTACGTTCTCTACTAAAAAACAACAGTTAGCAGCCGCAACAATTCTTCAAGATCATATCGAGTTAGGTAAATCTGTTGCTGAAGCAATGTCCGGATATTCGATCGAAGATCTTGGCGGTATCGATAAAGGAGCATTTGCTCGTTCGATCGAAAAAATAGCAGCCGGAATGAAAGAACGATATAATCCTGAAAAAGGATATATCCCGTCATTCGGTGCCGTTAAAGAAATTTTAAATAATATTAATTCTAAAGATAATCATTTCTTAATCTCGACAGCAGCAAGAGAAATTGCGGCAAGTGGATTAGAACATGATAAGATTGCTTCCGATTATGTAATGCAATCTGTTATGAATGAATACACTCGTATGATTCGTAATCATGAAGTATCTTATGATTCTCGTTTTAGAATTGACGATAAATTCTTGGCAGGACTCGCCGGCCCTCAAAATCTTAGTGGCGTAGAATTTAGTTTAAGTCTAAAAGAAAAAGACTTTAATATGGCTGCTGCTACACTTGAGAAAAAGCTTAGAACTTACGGCACTAATAAAACGATTACTCCGACACAATTAATCGATCGCTTTAATTATTTTGCGACCAAGTTAGAGAAACGTGGCGGGGCTTTATCTAACATTACTAAGCGTTTTAACGATTTAAAAGCTCAAGACGATGTATCATTTAGAGACATGTCTGAATTCTTTATTCGAGAATTACAAACATATCAACAACGTAATCCTCATGATGAAGCATTTAGAAGTTTTGATTTAACTCCGGGTAAAGCTATTATAACTTCTGATGCTCAAAAGACCGTATTAAGATCGGTAGCTAAATCTGCTGCGAACGGTTTAAGTAAAAGCCCTCTCGATGCAAGTCAACGATTAAAAGGCTATTTAATGAATGGCCTTACAGAAGATATGTTTGTCGATCGCTACAAAGATCTTGTGCCTGATAAAGTATTATCGGCTCGATTTAATACGATCGAGAAACAAATGCAAAGTATCGCTAATCAAATCGTAGCAAGTCTCGGTAATAATGCTAATTTATCAATTAGAGGTAATACTGTCGCGATTGTCGAAGGTAATAAATTCTACGATATTAGTAAATATTTATCTCGAGTAGTATATGCTAATGGCGGGAACTTTGCTTTCCAACACGGCAACAGTGTTGTCGATATGAGTTTTGTCGAGCGAGTCGTTAAATCTGTTCATATGGATGGCGGCGAGGCAAAAGTAAAACCGGCATTACAATATGTAGCAAGAGAATTATCTAATTTTGATCATATACTTCCGTCTGTTAAAGGATGGTTAAAAACCGATAAGAATGCTAGTATCGGTGAAGTATTAACTAACGTTCTTAAAAATGCTCAAGCAAATCCTAATAAAATAGGTTTATCTCCTGGAGATAAAGGTTTTGATGTAACTAAGCCAGAATTATTAAGACTGTCCGATTTAAATATTGCACAAAAAAATCTTATCGACCATAAAGCAGAGATCATGAGATCTCTTCCTGAGTTATTTAACACTAACGTATTAACTGTCGACCATTTTGTTAAGATGGGCGTTGTTGAACAGGGCGCTGGCCG